TTATCCGAGGTGTTTTTCCAGCATATCATATGTGGCCTGTTCCCGTGACAGCCCCTCTCCTGTCTGAGGTTTCATAATCTCTTGCGCTTGTTCGGCAGTCAGTCGATTGATTTGCTCCACCATCTGAACAGTAAACGCCGTAGGGTCTGCCGCATTGCTGAATTTCTTGGAGAGGTGGGTAATCAGGTACTTTTTTGCCAAGAACGTATCTGGAAATTTGCCTTGCGCGGCCTCATACCACTTGACACTCCGTTCATACCATCCAGCCTCTCCAAATGCTTTGGGCAGTTCCTTACTCTTGACACAGGCCACAAGGTCTTTTGGTTTGAGGGAATTTGCGCCCGTACACCATAAGGAAATGGTTGCCAGCGGGCAGCCTTTGCTACGGAGGTACATTGCAAACTCAAAGACTTTATTTTCGACACCGAGCATCATTGCAGGAGCCGCCATATAATCCGTACCCGTCCACGTCTTTGTGCAGATATTCATTTCTGCAATCAGTGCCGCAATCGACATTTCGACATTCAGCGGCTCACAAATTACGAAGTCATCCAGATTCAGTTTCAAATTCAGATAGGCAACCAATCGGTGCTGACCGTCCAGCACGGCATAGTAGTTTTCGGTCTGGTCATCGGGAATGTCGTTCCCATCGAGGTCTACCAGATGACCGTCCATAAGGTAGACATCCTCTCCCTTAACTACTATGATGGGCGACAACTGCCCGTACTCCTTAATGGAATTTTCTTTGGCCTTAACCGTCTTGGCGTTGATCGCGCGGTTGCCCTTGACAAATGCAAACTGGCGTGCTTCGTTCTCGATGGTGATGTTCATCTTTTTCATAGCTGTGGATTACTCCGTCCTTTACGGAGGGGCTTCTATTTGCTTCAGACCATCGCCCTCTGGCTGGAGCATCGAGAGGAACGCCCTCCCGACACCACAAAGGTCGATAGAAATTCAGCCCTTATTAGGGAGTAAAACACAGGCCGATTTACTCACCCTCTTCTTTGGGGAGTTTCAAACCACCTGCATAAGTCTTGGGATGCCGTTGGTTGAAATCGAAATCTCCATATTGTTTGATATTTCCTTTCAACGCAGAATCACTTACCAAAAATACCTCCTTTCTCGATAGTCGGCAGAAATGGATAATCCGAGAAATAAGTAATAGTTTGCTGTATGAAACGGTACTACCACGTTCGGCTCGTAAATCGGGCATGCCGAGGACATCGAACAATACCTTAAATAATTTGTACAACAACACCTGTTGTTGAGCAGCACCAAATGATTTCGTGTAATTCCTGCACATAATATCAAGCGTCCATACCTTTAATTGTGGTGCTTCTTGGTATTTGTCAAGTTCCCGCTTCACGAATCGACGTAGATTTTGCAATATTACAGGGCTGTTGGTCTCATAACGGTAGCTTTTGCGAATCTCCTTATCGTCCGACAGGTAAAGAACGGCTTGTGGATGATTCTCCAGATAATCTTCAATTTCAACCAATATATCATAATCCGTCTTGCTGGCGTCTGCTGCATTTATTCCAAAATCCATTGTAATATCGTAAATATAAAGCAGGGCGAACCAGAATTTTTTTACATCTAATTCGTATCCTTCCAATGTAGCGATAATGTCTTTATTATCGAGGAATGCTTGATATGTGAACGGCGGTTTTATTACCTCTCTATTCATTCGGGAGAGAAACCGCAAATTCCAGTCGCTCAAACAATAGTCCTCGCCATCCCAACCGACATTGATTTTGTCTGTCAGTTTATTGACATACTCCATAGCTTCATCATTCCAATTTTGAGGTATCGTATAGCCCATAATCGTAAAGTTTTCGGTTACTCAAAGATAATGAAAGCCTGCAAGAACAGCAACCATAAGACTTCGATTAAATTTTTTTTGTAAAATATTATGTTAAAATTTGGATTTTGATTAAATGCTTTATACCTTTGCACATCATTGTCACAGACAAGGGTAATTCTTGTTTCTTCCATAGAAAATATGTTATAGGACGGATAAGGATGGCATTATATGCTGTCCTTGTCTTTGGTTGATAGTCGCATATTTTTTGTGTCGGAAATGAAATTCCCTTATAAAAAGATATTTCACACACAGAAAAAATGCGGTGAAATCCTTTACCACATTTTTTGAGTGTGAAATGAAGATTTCCTATAAAGAATATATTTCAGAATCAGAAAATGTGGAAGATTCCAATTAAAGAGATAGTAGGTTTTTGAATGACGGGATAGAGAGTTGCTCAAATCTGTCCTATGCAAACTGCTCAAAAGTGTCCTATATATACATTACCTACTTATACACTACCTATTAAAGTCTTCCCGACCATGTACTACCATATCAAAGACCGCAAGTGATTCGATAACCGTAAACAGGCCAAAGAACATTACGGCGTAGCCTGCTTCCGAAAACTACTGCACTTAAAAGAGATTATATTTACGAACAATCACAATTCCATTGCTAACGATGAATTATACCGTAATCCCCAAATCAATCGTGAACTTTCAGACGGGAAACAGTAAACCCGTCGATATTTACGTGTGAGCAACCATTAAATATTGCTCCAACCACAAGACGAATATTTCCCATGTAACAGAAGAAAAGCTATCCTTACTGACGGGATTGGATGAAAGAACTATACGACGGAGCATTAAACGCTTAAAGGATGCAGGTTATCTGACCGTGCAGACTACCATTAAAGAAGATGCAGACAGAGGATTTATAAAGCGGAACACGTACTATATAGCCCCAATAAAGACCAACTATTTCTTCCTCGATAATAGTTTCTTTCAAAAGAACTATCCCGCCAAGATTGCAGGGTTTCTGCTCTTATTAAAGGCAATATGCCTTAATAATACGGATACCATTCAATGAAGTATATCCCAAATTGCAAAGGGTATCGGATTATCGAGAAACACGATAACAGCTCTCATTAAAGAATGTCAGCAATTAGGGCTTATAAAGCCTATTTCTAATGGCTACGAACTGACAGCAGGCTGTTTTATCAATTCCTCTGTTAAAAAGACCAATGCAGGGATTTATAAGGAGCTATGCGAGTTCTGCCAATCAAAAGGAGTAACCCCACCGAACTGGGATAAACGAGCCATGTCCGTACTGCTTACCAAGTATAATGCAATAGGCTTATTGAGAACAGAGCCAATAAGCATAACCTACCAACTTAATAAACGGTGTAAGACCCTGCCCGAAAAAGCATCGTTGCCTTACTTTATAAAGGTGCTCGATATGCAGGAACAGTATAAGGCAGTTATAGAACAGGTAGAGCAAAACAAACTCGATAAGGAAGATTTCAAAGGTTTTGCATTTGAATAACAACCAGCAAATAATAGTCTATATACAGCCCTCATGCTTACGCATGCAGGGCTTTTCCCATTTAATGAGAGTATGACATATTTTGCGGATATTCGATTTATATAGACCTTATTAATTGTGTTATTCATCTTTATATGGCGTGCCGTAGGCACTCACTCAATAAGCCCAAGATTATAAAAATTGCATATATACCGCCCACGAACAAAGTGCCAACATCTGAATCTACTTGCCGAAAATGGACACTCACAGACTATGTAAAATAGATGGTGAAAATATTATAAATAATATTATATTAGTCATTTTCAAAATATTACAGCATAAAATTGTGTATTAAATTTAATATTGCTAATTTTAGGAAACCTTTAACTACTATGAATACAACTGCCAAAGGAAATAAATTTGAAGACAAAATTTATCAAATCTTCAAAGGGCTATTGGAAGATGAAAAATTACCTGTCAATAGGAAACAGAGTGTTATTAAGAAAAAAGAGAAATATTATTCAGAAGCTCGAAAAAAGCACATAATTACAGATATATCTATTGAAACGACAATGGAGATATCATCTTCATATAATATTCTGACAATTATTGAATGTAAAGATTGTAATCGTCCTACTTCTGTTGATGATGTAGAAGAATTCTACACGAAAATATCCCAACTAAAAGCACAAAAAGGCATTGTAATATCAAGACATGGATTTCAACAGGGAGCAATACAAGTAGCGGAGCATTATCACATTGGTCTAATCCGAATAAATGATGATGATTCTATGTTGACCATAGCAAATAGAAAATTCAAATCATATAAGGTAATTCGTTTAGTTTGTTGCATAGATTATTAAAATACACTCCGTTATCAATGCCTTCATCGTTAGCTGTTATCGGTAAACAGACCACCGGATATGCTTCCTCGAAAACTTTACCGAAACTTCGGAATGTATTATCATCATTCATCTCTCTGCCACAGCAGGAAACGGAAATCTGTCCACTGACAATTGGAAAAACCTTTTTATCGTACTGTATGTCATCCACCTTATAGACCCGGCGCGAACCATCAAGAAAGTATTTGAATAATGGAGGCATAGACATCATCTTTTCAGCCAAGGGGCACATGTCTCTCATATGAGGGTCATGTATACTCTCTGCAAATTCTTTCAGATTGATATATGAGTCTTCTTTCGCCTCGTACTCGATATTCGGGGGCAACATATTGTCATAACAATACTTGAACGACGCAAAGCATTCGCCTTGCGTTTCCTTCGCTATATAATCTAACAGCTTACCCATAACTCAATGCGTTATTGTTAAAATCACAAAAACATCGTCATATATACGGGGATATAGTCAATTCCTTGCTCGCGTTTCAGGTCTTTGGTGTAGATAACATACTTGTTCTGCACGCGGTCGGAGAACTTATCACAGAAAACATCCAACGAGGTATGCGATTTATAGCCGGATGACTTCACTTCAATCGGCGATATTTTATGCTCGTCTGCTATCAAGAAATCTATTTCATAGTATTTCTTTCCATCCGGGGTCGGTATCGTATGATAAAACAACTGCTTGCCGGCAGACCTCAACATCTGGGCTATAACATTCTCATAGACATAGCCTAAATTAGCGCTGAGTTTGTCGTTCAGCAGTTTTTCATAAATAATGTTATCCGTAAAGTCCTTGTCCTTGAAAGCCAGTGTTACAAACATTCCGGTATCGGATGCATATATCTTAAAGCGTTCATTATCCATCGTAAGAGCCAATCCGACATTCGGGTCATTGGAATGATATGCAACATTTGCAGACATGAAATTATTCATCATTTTAACGATGCCTGCAACTCGCTCTGCTCTTTCGCCGGGTATAGCCGATGCTATTTGATACCGCGAAGCATTCTTACTTAATTGTGCAGGTATTGCATCGTACAATGCCGTAGCTCTGCCCGTATTATCCAACTTCCAAAAATCCTCCTCGTACAGCGAAACAATATCCCGCTTTACTAAATCTACTGCTCCAAGATTGTTCGTCTTGATATACTCTGCTACTGCTTTCGGCATACCTCCGACCAACATATACAAGCGGAAATCGCGCATCATTCTACGATGAACGGCATCGCCTAACGGTATTCGTTTTTCAAATGCCGTGCGCAGCAACGGTATCGTGGCGGTATCGCCTAACGCCCATCGAAATTCTTCATAGTCCATCGGAAACATATCGACCCGCGTCTCCTCGCTCGGCAGCAGGATATCCTGACTGCTTTTGTGAACGGTAATGAGTGAGCCGGTTTCGATATAGTCGTATCGACGGTCTTTAACCAAATGTTTGATAGCCTGACGAGCCAAAGGAGCCTTTTGTATCTCATCGAATATGATTACCGACTTGCGTTCAATCAACTGCACCCGATAGATAAGTTGCAGCCGAAGAAATATATAGTTCAAGTCTGATATATCATTAAAAAGCTCCTGCACTTCTGCCGGTGCAATGGCAAAGTCGATGAGAATGTAGGACTCATACTCATTTCGAGCAAACTCTTCTGCAAGTGTGGACTTTCCGATTCGTCTTGCTCCTTGTATGAGAATTGCGGATTCTCCGTTCCGCTCCCTCTTCCATTTGAGCAATCGGTCGTACATCTTACGCTTGAACAATATAGTATCTTTCTCCATAGCCGTTGATATATAGCGCAAATATAGTGCTTTTGTTGGTATCCGCCAAATGTTTTGCGCATATTTTGTCAATTTGCGCTAAATGTTTCGCACCCATTCCGACAATCTCCGCTGTTTTTAACTTTGCAATAGCATATTCCATCAAATTGCCGCGTGTTTAGGATAAAATTATAGTGGCTATTCTTGATCCCCCAATAGCCACCTACGTCATAACAATACATAAATACATTTGAGTTATCGCATAATTCAGTTATCGTCATGCTTGTTTCAGCGTCAGTTGCCAAGCAATTATTTTAAAATATAAAACTCTTATTTACCCTACTATAATTGATTGAGGATGTTCGGTCGTCCCGACTGAAGAGATTTCCCCATTTCCATATTAACCACTCTCCGCCTTATACTGGTCGGATTTGAGATTGGCTAATGTCAACTGACACGCTTGTGATGATTCACATTTATCTTCCATTTGCAAAGTTGATCCAGCTTGCCTGCTGTACAGCCCGACAACAGTCGGGGGAGCCTAATACCCCAACAAACATTCGTTGTCGGGAGTGCTGCCATTCAATCTGCAAGCAGAGGCGGTGTAATTGTCCGATATTAGGCTGTCGGGATCTGGCAGAACAAATGAACAAAGGATATATTCGCAGCCGGAACAACAATCATTCATCATACGACGAAAATTTGAACGAGAAAAGGGAACAGAAAAAAGTTCACAGCGCGATTTTGAACCGACTAATAGCCGGCTATATTTAGGGCTATATATTCAGCTCGCAAAAAAGGTTTATTTTCTTTTTCTCCTATACGCCCCCGTAGTAAAGTAAACCGTTTTCCGAACCGCTCTCGATTCCGAATCAATCGAACAATCCGTTCACCAGATTCACCGCTTCGTCTTTCTTGCGGTTGATGATTTTGGCGTAAACCTGCGTCATCTTCACGTCCGTATGCCCGAGCAATTTCGAAGTCGTGTATAAATCTGCACCGAGAGTCAGCATCATCGTGGCGAACGTATGCCTCGCCGTGTGGAACGAAAACCGCTTGTCGATTCCCGCCGCTTTCGCCCATGGCTTGAGCAGGATGTTGATATGCGTTGTAGAGGGCAGGTCGAACACTGCATCCTCCGCCATCTTCTCGCCCCGCTCGGGCATCCACCGTAACGCTTCGGGCGAAAGCGGGAGGTAAATCGGCTCTTTGGTCTTCTGCATCACGACCTCCAACCGATACTGTCCATTATCCGCATAGACGTTGCCCCATTTCAAGCCGATTATATCGCTTATCCGCAGTCCGCAGAAGCAGGAGAACAGATAAGCCTGTTTTACCGCCTCGTTCTTCATCGGGGTGGCGATCAATGCCCGAAGCTCCTCGATAGTCATATACTCCCTTTTGCTTTCGGGACGGTGTATCTTGTCCGAATTGCCAATTTTCGTAAAGGGATTCAGTTTGATCACGTCGGCACGGACAGCAGCGTTCAATGCTCCGTTCAGCACCCGGTAATAGTTCTGTGCCGTGAATTTCGAGACGGGTTTTCCTTGCGGACGATATTCCGTCAGAAGGTAGTCGATATATCCCTGACAAAAGGTTTTGTCCACCTGCCCCATCGTTACCCGTTCGCCTGCATAGTCTTTCAGTATTTGGATGGCTACCTTGATTTGGTGTCCGTCCTTTTTGCCTCGTTTCTGCTGGTTCTCCATGTAAGTATTCATCCAATCCAGCAATGAAACTGTTTCCTGATTGTCGGCACGCTTGATTCCTGCTTCGCCGTTGGTCAGTTCGATGATGCGCCGAGACTTGATCGTATTGGCCGCCGTCATGGTCGCTGCATTCCGTTTGCGGGCATTATCGTCCGTTTCGGGGATGATGTACATCTTGAGATATTCATACGACCGCTTGCCGTTGCGGTATATGTCGAGATACAAACTTTTGCTGCCGTCGGCCAATTCTTTCATCCGAAGACGGATCGGCTCCTTGACTTTCGCGGGTTTCTTTATTCGGGGCATAATTTCTCTTTTTACTCGTTATTTCTGCCGCAAAGGTAGAAAGAATAATCCGAATAAAGGAACAAATAAGAAACAAAAATACGCCGAAAAAGAACCTAATAACTGCAAAGGATGCTAACAAGTGAAAATGCAATATCCGTTATAATATGCTGATATAACAGTGCTTTATCTTCATTTGATTGGTTCTTGTTTTCATTTCCGAATCTTACTTTATAAATGTAGGAAATTCGGACAAGGTAGAGAACGGCAGACATCTTCTCGCGTCATATCCATTTGTGGATATAGGCGTGGGGCTGTTGCTTATTTATACCTTGGGTTTCCTACGACCTGTTTGACTAAATAAGTTTTCGGCACCACGCTTTCTGTTTCATTAAATCCAAAAATTAATCGTCGCATAGGTGCAAGAGCGACAACCTAAACTTATTGCAACTATGAAAAAGTTGTTTCTTATTGTGGCCGCTATGTTTGTGGCTGTTTCTTTCTCGGCTTGTTCCGATGATAAGGATGAAGCGTCCATTGTCGGAGAATGGCAATTAACCCATTCTGTCGGTTACGTAATTGAGGCAGGAGAACAGTATGATTTCGACAAGACATTTCCCGACGATGGTTACTACACAGGGTACATTTTCAATGAAGATGGCAAGGGAACGTATTATGCAACATATACCAATTCCACCACTCCCGAAGAATCAACCCCTATTACCTACTCTATTTCGGGAAAGACGTTAACAATAACTGCATCGGGCGATACACAGACCTTTGAAATTAAAGAACTATCCTCTGCAAAACTCGTTTTATATGAGAATAATTTAGATGCAGAATATGTTGAAACAAACACCTATAAAAGGGTAAAGTAAAGTATTCGCATAATTAGGGACAGACTTGTGCAGACGGTCTATATTATACCGTTCTGCCCAAGTTTGTCCTTTTTATATTACTTGCATATTTCATAAATTTTTTGTATATTTACATCATAATCAAACATTTAATAACAATATAAATTTTAGCTAAAATGAAAAGAAAAACACCAAGCATTAATTGAAAAACGGGCACAGAGACTATCGACGATGTTCAAATATCGTATATCTCCAAAGGGGTATCTTATGATAATATTTACGGCGTCTGTCTGTTCGTAGGACGTAGAACTGATGACCCCACACCACGAGAATTTCACTATATCTTTGAACTCGACATCGACCCTGCGAAAGATATGACCATCTGTTTTCAGAAACGAGGTCGTTATATGGCAGGATTCTCCTATCTGCTAAATCCAAAAGCCGTAGAGGAGGGTTGTTTCGCCATTGTATTGCCCAACATGGTAGATATTCCCAAGTCCAATTGTATGCTCAATCTCTTTGAAGCCCATATAAAGAGTGATACGGTCATATTCGACTATACGACAAAGGAGGGCAAACAGAATGTATTCAAATTCCCGCTGACTGGATTCAACGAGAAATATTTAGAGCAGTTTATATAAAAGATAAGAGGACAGACTTTGACAAGGGGTCTATAATTAGACCGTTTGACAATGTTTGTCCTTACTTTTTCAACTAATAACAAAGCAACATACACTCTCTTAAAAGGAGAGAGCAGGGGAAAATTTTCCCGCGCGTTTTTCTCCACGAGTTACGAGGACAGACTTTGCAGTTTTGCAAGGTTTGTCCTTTTTCTTTTTCAAACAGATGTCGGGGTCTATGAACATCTAAAAATCATCACAAATAACTAAAAACGAATCAATTATGACAAACCACAAGGGTAAAACACATTGAACAATGTAGAGCCATGCTCTTAATTAAATGACAATTAACAAATTACAATTCTATGTTATTCACTCGCAGTTGGCAAAAGGCTCTCCATAGGGTACACATTAAAGGGAAAATCAATCGCACTATCATTCGTAACTACCTGATATAACGATTGATGCCTCTTTAGCTCAGTTGGTAGAGCACGACACTCTTAATGTTGGGGTCCAGGGTTCGAGCCCCTGAGGGGGTACGAAAGCGGAAGACTTTCGTCTTCCGCTTTTTCGTTGTATATCATCCCCTTGCACGCCGCCTGTGGCGGCGATGCCGCAATCCGTGTCGCAGCTTGTCGCCGTTCAACTATCCCGAATACGGCAAACTGCGGCAAATCCGCGTAACCTATACGTGACCACCCCGCGACAAACTGCGACAAAAGGTTACTTTTCCTGAATTCAGCGGATTTTTCCCTCGCCCGAAAATAGTTTCGACACCCCTCTCAGATTCTTGCTAAAAGACTTGACTTTGGCAAATATTAGGATTATGTTTGCATCGCAAACAACTAATATAAAGCATATTATAACCAAGTCGCACAATGACGCAAAACGTGTCGCAGGTTGTCGTACCGATTATTTCGACAAGTAAGACGAACCGGTTATTTTTGCTGAAAATGTAAGGAGTAGAACCTATAACCCATGCAAAAAATGGATATCAGTACATTCTCGATCCTCTTCATCATTCAAAAGGGAAAAACCAATCAGGAAGGCAAGGCTCCTATCTTGGCTCGAATCACGATCAACAAACAGATGGTGCACATCTCGACCCGGCAATCCGTTCCTCCGCAGCGATGGCTGCCGAAGGAGTGTAAAACCATCGGACTTACTAAAGAGGAGAAACAGATCAACCGTTTTCTCGAAGATTTCAAAGGTCTGATCTACTCCAAGTACAACGAACTGCTGCTACTGGGCGAAGTCATCACCGCAGACAAGCTCAAGCAGGCGATCTCTTCAAAAGGCGAGAAATGTATCTCATTACTCGATCTTTACGACGACTTCCTGAGCGATTATGCTCAACTCGTCGGTCACAAAACGAGCAAACGTACCTATGATAAATATGCGCTGGTACGCAACCGACTGGCACAATATCTCCGAGAATCCTACAATCTTTCGGACATTCCGCTGCGGGACATCTCCCCGAAGTTCATATCCGGATTCGACACGTTCCTTCGCACGACCTATCAGGTTGCGAATAACCATGCCATGAAAATGATGCAGAAGTTCCGAACGATTTATCAGACGGCCATCGATAACGGATGGGTGCAGAAAAACCCCTTCGCCTCGGTAAAAATTCACTTCGACATCGTAGACAGGGGATTCCTTTCCAAGCAGGAACTGGTAGCCATCATACAGAAACCGATGACCTCGAAACGGCTCGATCAGGTGCGCGACGTATTCGTGTTCTGCTGTTTCTGCGGACTGGCCTACTGCGACGTCGCGGGACTGACCGAGGAGAATCTCGTCGAAGGCGATGACGGAAAGGTGTGGTTACGGACTCGGAGACAGAAAACCGACACGTCGGTCGATGTTCCCCTGCTGGAAATTCCCTTGATGATTCTTCAAAAATACAAAGGTCAACTTACCGCAGGCAAATTGCTGCCCGTACCATCGAACCAGAAATGCAACGATTACCTCAAAGAGATCGCGGCGATCTGCGGCATCGATAAAGAATTGACCTTTCACATGGCCCGGCACACCTTTTCGACGACCGTAACGCTCTCGAATGGCGTCCCCATCGAAACGGTCTCGAAAATGCTCGGACACCGTAATATCCGCACGACGCAAATCTATGCAAAAGTTATTCACGACAAGGTTTCGGCTGATATGGATGCGCTGGCCGAGAGGTTAAACAGTACGATGCCGTCCCTGCCGCCAATACGAGAAACGAAAGTGGTTCAGCTCGCTGCACACAGCACATTATCGAAAGTCGACAGACGAGTCGCTGCGAGAATCTGATATTGCAACGGTTCAAAAACGGGAAACGGCAGCTTCGACTGCCGTTTTTACGTCAGCACCCACCCTTTGTCTGTCGCGATCGCTTTTTGGATAGCATTCAGTTTCGCGAGGTTTTTCGCCCCGATATTGCAGGTTTTGCCATTACCGGTATCGGATAGCGCGTTCAGCAGGAATACCAAACTCTCGACCGTGAGTTTCGGACAACCGTTCACGGCGATGTCCACATCGACGGGTCCGTCGATGATTACCGTTTCGAGTGCGGAGCAGGAAACGAATGTCGTGTCGACCTTCGATGTTACCTTGCTGAAGTCGAGTCTTCCGCCGATTTTGCGCAGGCTCTTGCAGCCATGGAACATCTCCGAGGCGGAGGTAATGCGCGAGGTGTTCAGTCCGCCGATCTCCTGCAAGTTCGTACAGCCGTAGAAGGCATACATCATATTCGCGACGTTCGAGGTGTCGAGTGTCGGCACGCGCTCCAGCGCCGTACAGCCGTAGCACATCTGATACATCGAATCGAACGACGCCGTGTCGAGTGCCGGAAATACCGACATCGTCGTATTGCCCCGAAAGAGCTGGTAGCCGTTGCGGATCTGATTCATTCCGCTGGTGCTGTCCACCAATGCGACTTTATCGACGAGCGATGCCAACGTCTCTTCGTCGGTTGTCGCCACGCCTTTTGCACGGAGTGTTCCTGTAAGGACCTGCCGTAAAGAATCGAGCCGCAAAACGAGTGAGGTAAAGTCTGCCATACGCTATCCGATAATATGGTTCAGGGCCTCCTCGATGCCCGTCAGTCCGAGCGAAGCGGTCATTGCATCGACCAACGTCGCATAAGTCACGGCAGCACCAGTACCGTTGCGGTCGATTTCGATAAGGTCGGTGGTGGCCAAAGCCGTCACCTTCGGGAGTTGAGAGAGCGTGATCGTATCGGTATCCGATCCGGTTGCAGGTCGTCCTATAATCGACCCTGTTTGTTCTGTTGCCATAATTCTATTCTTCGTAAATCCTGAATTCGGACATCATCTGATAGGTTACGTGCCACATGCATTTAACGGAGGAATAGGGCGACGGCACAGCCAACAGTTGCAGTAGCCCTCCGTAAGTTTCGATGCGAGGAACCGGCAGATAGCCCATTCCGTAGGCATCTTTCTTCAGTGTCGTCACGATGCCCGACTGCGTGTCGTCCGCCGCAAGCACGATGTTCGGCGAAGAGCGCGTGCGGATCGGACAGTCGTAGAGGTTCACCACGCTGCCGATATATTCGGCCGATACGGGCAAGTTCAGCCAGACGATGAAACTGCCGAAATCCGCGCCGTTGGCGATCAGGTTGAAGTTGCGGTTCAATGTATATTTGCGGGTCGAGGCGTTGTAGTCCGTGCCTTCGTCCGTGAAGTATTTGAACTGCACTTTCGAATATCCGCTGAAGATGCCGCTCGCCATTTCGACGTGTCCGTCTTCGTAGATGCGTGTGGCAGCCGTCGCAGCGTTCTCGATACCGTCCGCGCCGGCGAAGAACATCAACTTGCCGTGCTTCGACGTCGGAGCGCCTTTCAATGCGCAGCCCGCCATCCCCGCCACGACCTTCTTGTCCGTATCGTCCTTTACGCCGACGAACCCCGACAATACAACGCCGCTACCGGCATCGATCTCTGTCGAAATGTCTTGAAAGTTCTCGCGCAGATACTCCAGATCGCCATTATCATTCTTCGCAGCCTCGTCCAAGAGTGCTCCGATCGTCCGGCGAGCCGTATAGTAAGCCTCGATGTCGGCGAAATCCGCTTCGATCGGGATGAACTCCGGTTCCGACTGCGTGTATTTTCCGATAGTGGCAACGGCCCGTTGATAGGCATCTTCGTAGGGTGTCCATTCGTCGGCGAGCAACCGGACGGCGCGTCGCTTGCCATATACCATAAGCGTCTTGCCGTTTACACTGCGATAACGGAATACAGAGAGCAGCCGCAGGGCATTGGTGCGAAGTTGTTCGTACTCGGTTCGGATATCCTGCAAGCGCTCTTTCAGGAACGACTTCTCCACGGGCGAAACATATTCGTCGGAGTTGATACGGCCGAGCGTCTCCAGCGTCGAGGAGATCGTCTGCATCAACTCGTCGAAATCCGTTCCAGTATCGGGCTTCGCGGGGTCGATGCGACCGAAGCGCAGGATGCCGTTGCGGAAACTTACGCCATAACCCGTCGTACGGTTGAAGAGCTGCATATCGCCCGTAGCGGAGTCGAACCACGAGTCGCCCGACTTATCCGAGAGGAAGCCCGTGAGGTAGATGTTCTTCAGATAGGCCGAATAACCGGTCATATCCAGACCGTGCGCCTTGAGATTCGACAAGTCGCCGAACTGCGCTGCGATGTTCTCCGTGCGGATCGTCCAGTCGTCCATACCCGTGAGGAACCGCAGGTAGGTACGGGTTTCGTAGCGGGATGTTTGTCGCTCTTTGTCGGTCGTATTGCCGAATGCCACGAACTGCATCGCCGCCTGCGGGTGGTAGGGGTAACCCTCGCGCAGCTCGTACCGCCATTCGGCGTAGGTATCGCGGTCGAGGCACTCGGTAAGGCGGAAGTAGCAGGTCGTGAAGCCGGCATAGGTGCGGTTGCCGAACGAGTCGTCCGAATTGACGGTATTGCCGCTCGAAGCGTCCATTGCCGAGTTCAGGAAGATGCCCATACAGAGGTCGTTCTCGCGTAGGGTGCTTATTTCACCATCTTCCAACTTGACGACCAACGTCCGTTTCTCCGACGAGACGACCTCGACGATGCCGCCGCCCGGAGCGGACCACCGATCGCCGACGATCGTTTCGATGCGGTTGTAGCGGTATTCGGGAACCTCCAAGAACTCCTCCAAATGAAGCCGCCGCAGGTACGTATCGCCCATGACCGACAAGTCGCCCGAGATCGAACCGCCTTTCTTGTCCAATTTCTTGTCGAGTTCGCCCGATAGCCCCGTGATGTCGGAGACGGCGTGCGTATGCTTCTTCGGAGCCATCACGCCTTTGATCTCCTTACCGGAAACCTTCATCGATGCGGCGGCAGTCGGGACGTCGACGATGAACTCGAATGCGTCGAACTCCGCCAACTGTCCCGAAGCGCTCGCGAGGTCTTTGATGCGTACTTCGTCCATAATTTTTACTCTTTGACAGTGAAAATAAATGGATTTTTACTATCTTTATGGAAACAAAGTCTCAATTTGCTACACTATGTATATTGTTGATAACACAACTAAAAATAATCACTATTCCGTAATAGAGAATTTGGCATCTTCTGCCGATGAGATTATTCTTATCAGTCCGTTTTGCGTTTCTGATTTTGATAATTTTTTAGACCGGGTAGTAAACTCCGAATCGATTAAATCCATGACTTTTATGACCACCCTGAAAAGGAGTGAGATTGCAGATAAAACACAGTCTTTGCTTTCATTCAAACGAATGGCAACTAAATATGGAATTCAAAATTCTATCTTAATAAACAACTCTTTACACGGTAAAATTTATATCTTCAAATCCAATGGTGTACCACTTAATGCCCTTGTGACGTCTGCAAATGCTACCCACAATGGATTTTTCAGGAATCATGAATGGGGTTGTTGTTTCGATGATAAAGATCAAATTGATAATCTCGAAAAAACGATTATCCACACGGCTGAATATGAATTGACAGACAATATGCTTAATGATGTAAAACATCGAGTAGATTCACATAAACAGCAATATCCTACAGCACCGCAAATTTTGCCGCCAGTCATAAATATTAATGACATCATTGCTTCAAGTAGATTCAATCTTAATATAACTCCAAACACTCGAATCTTTCTCAAGCCCATCGGTCATACAGAAGATCCTGTTTTTGATGGAAATTACTCTGAAGAGACAAAACAATATTTTGCGAAACGTCCCAAGATTGTCCGTAATGATGACTTATTGATATCTTATGGGGTTGGTTCAAGAAAAATTATCTCGGTATTTCAAGTATTGAGCAATACTCCCAGCAATTCAGGGGACAAAAATTCTCGTTGGCCATGGTCTGTAGAGGTAAAGAATCTTACTCCTAAATTCGCGAAAGTATGGTTCGATAAAAATCTTTATATTACGAATTTAGCCCGAGAGTATGTCGATATTTATGACTTGCCAATTACTAATAACGGAGGTAAAACATTAGGTGCTCTTCAATGGGGAACTGATAAAATACAGCTCACACAAGACTTTGGAACTGAATTATTATCATTAGTAATGACTATTGAAAAGGGGTTATAATTCAAAATTAATTATCGGCAAAGAACTTTATGATAAAACTGAAACAAACATCTGTTTCGAAGTCGAGTTGTTTTCTTATGCTACAGACTTAAAAATCACCCACCCAGCACCTCTGACTTGAAGTTCTCTTTTCCGAGAACATACACCAAATCCCGACCCTTGGCAGTCAATTGACCGCCGAGGGTTATTCGTAGGTTCTGCGCGCTGCCGCCTGTCGGGAGCATCGCCTGCAACTTCGACAGCGGAGCGATGACTTCGGGATCCGTACCGGCATTGGGATTGTCGCCGACCATCGCATAGGTAGGACCGTATACCAGACCGCCGTTGGCCAATGCCGGCACGCTCTCCTGCGCATTCTTGTTGATGAGCGCCGTCATCACGGCTGCTGCCGCGACCATTGCTGCACCGATGGCGATCGCCGCCCACGGGTTAGCGAGGACGGATCTCAACGCCGATTTGAAGGCGATGATCATCACGCCGAACTCGATGAGCTGCGAGCCGATATTTTTCAGAAAATTGGCGAACTGCGTCAGAATCGCTTTCATCAGCCCTCCGAATCCCAAATCGCCGGCGATGATCTGCCCGATAGCCTCCGCCGCAGCGACGATGCTGTCGGCCATAAACTTCGACACCTGCTGATCGAAGCGTGTCATCACCTCCGCAATCGTGGCGTGGACATGCTCCAATGCCGCCGAGAACGACCAGCCCTTCGCCGTCAGCGCTGTCGTGTAGTTCTCGACCATCGAGACCGTATCGGCGAGGTTATTTTGCAAGTATGCGCTGTTGTCGTCCGCCCAGCCGTAAAGCCCTTCGCGCACCGCACCGAATATCGCCTGCATCTGCTGCGCATATTGCGATGTTACGGGTTTCAGATCGCCCATTTTGAGTTTCGGAGCCGGCAGTTCCAACTCGAAGCCCGCGGGCAGAATACCGTCCATCTTGACGACGGGCTTCAGGTCTTCGGGCTTGATATTTCGGATCCGCTCCAGCTCTTTTTGTAGCTTCCCGATCTCGGCATTCGCCGCAGCGATATCCTCGACGGTCGATTCGGGCAGCAGTTTCTTCTTTTCGAGGGCCTCGATCCGCGCCTGCAATTTACCGATGATGCCCGTGCTCTGCTCCGTCTGCGCGTTGGTTCCGGCGATGGACTTCATCAACTCCTCGGTTTGCTTGCGAGCCTCGTCCGTTACCTTGTCCAGTTCGGCCTGCGCCTCGGCCGCCTTCTTCTCCGTTTCGCGTTTCTTTTCGATCGCTGCCGTCAGCAGATCGTACTCCTTGCGCAGGGGTGCGAGTTTCGATTCGTCGGGGACTTTCTGCAAGATAAATCCGGCGACCAATCCACCGAAATTCGGAACCATCCGCGTCTTGGTCGTCGTGGCGATGATCTCTTTCTGCTCGGCGATATTCTCCTGCAACTTGCGTTCGAGCTCGTCGAGCGATTCGGTTTCGGCCATCTCGTCGATCATCTTCTGCTTCTGGAGGCGGGCGTAGGCGAATGCCGCACCGAGCGCGAGGACCGCCGCCATAATCAATCCGACGGGCGACAACAGAGCCGTAAATCCCGCCGCCAGCATCGGCAGCACCTTGATCACGGCGCCGATTCCGAGCGAAAGGGGACCGATCGCAGCCACCAGCCCCGCCACGACGACGATCGTCTGCATCATCGCCGGCGACATCGATTGCAGCATCTGCACGACCGTCGAGAGCGCACCCGCTATCTTCGTCGCGAAAGGCATGATGGCCGCACCGATCCGTTCGAGGAAGTCGCCCCACGCATTCTTGAGCTGCTGCACGGTGCCGAGTCCCGTCCGTGCGGCGGCTTCGGCCTGCCCGCCGAACTTGCGCTCCAACTCGTCGAGGATCATCGCCTGCGCTTTGGCTATGTCGCCCGTCTCGGCGAGCTTCTTGATTACCTCCGTCTGCTCCTTGGAAAAGGCGATACCGGCACGCGACAGCGACGAGAGCTTCGTCGCGGGATCGGAGAGCGCCTTGCCCAACTGCAACGACGCCGAACCCAAATCCATCTCCAACGCCGTGGCGAGGTCCAATGCCAACGCCTGCGTACGCTTGAAGTTCTCGCCCGTGATGTTAGTAAAAGCCAACAGGCGGGCGGTGGATTTGTCGAGGATCGTCTCGTCGCCGAAGAGTGTCTTGCCCTGCAACTCCGAAGCGTAGTCGGCCAACTGCCGGAAGTTGTAACCGACGGCCTGATTCGTAACCTTGAGCGCCTGCTGCACCTTCGCCTCGGCTTTGGCCTGCACATCGGCCAGGTGCAGCGACACGCCGCCCAATGCAGCAAGGGGTGCGGTGAGCTTCAGCGAGAGCGACTTGCCGACGGAGGTCAGCTTCTTTTCGAGCGAGCCGAGTCCTTTCTCGACCTGTTGCGCCTTCTGTTGGAACTCATACGAGTCGGCTCCGATCTTTATAAGTAAATCGGCGATTCTCCGGGACATGGCTGTTTAGGGTTTGTGTTGCAGATAGAGCGTCCAGCCCGCCTCGACGTCCGATAGTACCGCCGGTTGCCCGTTTTCCACCTGCGACATAGCCGCCACGATAGGAATCATCGTCTCGCCCGCCTGCGTATCGACCGGCTCGTCGGCGCCGATACCCGACCATTCGGCCACACAACGGATATAGTTTTCGGTATGGTTCTCGATGGGCGGAGCGTAGCGCGAGATCATCTGCCGGATTGTCCGGTAGCCCTTGCGGGAGTAGGAGTCCAGCAGCACGAACATCGCGCGGTAGCCCCACGCCATCGTCTCGAACTGCTTGAATGCGGCATCGCGCGAGGGCGCAACTTCGCCCAGATACTTCGTCGCCGACCGGCGGATATTGCCGGGATTACGATTGCGCATCCCTCTCGGCAAAGTTTTCTCGTTCATAATATCTGTGTTATTCGTTCCGGAATGTCATTGTAGCAATCGTTTCCTCCTTGAGGCTCGGCAGAGCCCGCAAGCGGGTTCTGCTCTCGCTCCGCGGCGTCGGTTACAATTATTCAGTCCTCTGCTCATCGCTTTATGATTTTCGGTTATTTTCGTCGGTCTCTTTGCGCTTGCGCTCCAACTCGGCTCTTTTGAGCAAGACCGGGCAATGTTCGGGCGGCGTTTCGCACTTGTAGGCCTGTCGGATGACGATGCGGCTGCGGTCGATCTCCACGTCCTTGTGCTCGATGATGATTTCGAGTTTGCCGACCTTCTCTTCGAGTTTCTCCACGCGCCCGTCCAGCCGCGTGATCTGCTCGGATTGGATCGCCACGACCTTCTCCGTGTTCGCTAATTCGGCGGAGTCGGCGGCCGCGTTCTCCTTGCGCTTCTTCGCGTTGAAAAAGAGGATCGTTCCCGCCAACCCGCTGGCAAGAATGAAGTTCAGAATGATGGATAGTGTTTCCATAGTTTCGCACTTATTCAGGAATGTATTTGTAAATCGCCCGTTCGCGCACGATATAGAGGTCGCCGCAGATGAAAAACAGCCCCATGATGTTCTCGCCCCAGCCGGCGGCGTTCCGAACGTCGGTCGTCGTGTCGTCGCGGAAGTTCCGGATGAAGATGCCGTCGTCGTAGGAGTGTACGACCTCGCTCATCGTATGGTCGGCGTGATCCGCCCAGCGTCCCAACCGCCGGAGCAGCGTCCGCTCGGTAATCGAATCCCGCCGATAGAACCACAGCATATCGTCGGCGTTGATGCCGATATAGTTGTCGGAGACGGTGACGATCTGCTCGCCCGCAGCGAATTGCAGCATCTTACAGGGCTGGTGGAACCGCTTGTCGTGCAGATAGGCGCCATGCGAGGTATTCACGACGATCGTATTTTCCGTACGCCGCAGGGCGAGGATCGCACCCGACATCGGCGTACCCTCGTAGGCATATCCCCGTCCGCGATATCCGGTCGAGGCATCGGGCGAAATGTACTTGCACTCCGGGCGCGAGAGGTAACGATAGGTGCGATAGTTCGGATCCTCGTCCTCTGCCGTGCGGGCGCTGCGTCCGCCGGCATCGCCGCCCCGCGGACCGATATATTGCCGGTAGGATTTCAGGATATGGATATATCCGTCCATGTAGGTCGCGACGTTGCGGTACTCCTCCGGCGGGGTATATATCCGTTCGACCGTACCGCGATAGTCGAGGTAGCGGACCCCTTTCCCGTCCACCGCGACGAAACCCTCGTCCGCCTCGTACATCTCGAAGGATGCCGTGCTGCGGTAGATCTCCCGTACCTGCCGCGTGGCGGTGTCGAAGGCATAGACCGTCTTTTTATCGACGGACTGGAGCAGCAGACGGTTCAGGCAGCGGATCGCCTTGCCGACCGTGAAGGAGAGCGTCGCGACCGCTATGCAGTCGTCGCCCTCCGGCGGTCTCTCCGTTGCGAGCAGGCGCGGCATCTCCGTGAGTTCGCTGTTGTAGGAGTCGTCGAGGGCATTCAGTTCGATGGAGTTCAGGTAATAGGCGGCGTTCAGGAACTTGTCGTCCCGAACCACCGTATTCATATCGATATGCTGCCCCGTGAAGATCTCGCCCGTGATGCGCCGGCTCGGCAGCTGCTTGTACCGCAATGCTCCCTGCACGATATGACCGACCAGCGTGTCGTAGTCGTTCCGACCTTTCGTATGCCAGATGCGCGTGGGATTGCCGGCGGCATCGAGGTAGTAGAGCGCATAGAGCAGCCGGTCGTTCGGAATGGCGGGAATATCGCTCACGGGAAGCGTTACGGACATATCGACATTGTTCGCGGGATCGACGAGCGACTCGTAGCGCAAACCCTTGTCGTAGCTGTCGCCCGCATCGATCGAGAGCGTCATCTTGCGGAACGCGGCGCTCTCCATATAGCCCGAAGTGCGGCCGCTCGGATTGCCGAAGCGGTCGGTATAGGTCGTGATCTTGCCGATGAGCGTCTGCCGGACGAAGAACCGCCACTCGCCGTCGCAGGGGATGCCGTCGATCTCGATCTTCATGTTCTGCTCGTTGCCGGTCTTGACCGTACTCGCGATCTCCCCGTCGGAGGACTGCACCCACGAACCGCTCTCGGCGAGGCTGTATGTCGCCTTTTCGCCGACGATGCGGACGCCGTAATGCACCGCGACATCGACGCTTTCGTTCGGGCGGTAAATGCCCAGTCCCCACTCCCGATGGTAGGTCTGCAACCCGAACTCCCATACGAGCGGGAAGTTGCACTGCTCGACGGGAAAGCCCCGAGTTACGACTTCCGCACCCCGATAGGCATCCTCGCCGCTGAAATAGAGTTCCTCTCCGCTCTTCACGGAGACGAAGCCGTGCGGATCCGTCCAAGCGTCGGGATCGTAGAACCCGATGCGGGCGATCAGGTTGTCGAGGCTCTTGTTCTTTACATCGACCGAGACCTTGCGCAGCGCAGGGACGATGTCGAGCGTCGAACTTCCCTCGATGTGCAGGTCGCCCGTCCACATGCCGTCGATGCGCTCGCGTGCAGCCGATGTGACGACCTGCGCACCGGTATGGATCACGAGCCGCAGTCCGCTGCCCGTAACGATCCGCCCGACGGGATGCTCCGTGCCGACGCGATAGAAATTCACGGGACGGGCAGTTCGGTAGAGCGATACGGCGCGGCGGATATGCAGGGCACCGTTCGACTGGAAGATCTGTCCGGCGAACGGACGCAGGCACAGTTCGAGGATGTCGCGATAGGTAGGCTCCTCGTAGACGTAGTAGAGCCGTTCGAGGTCGATATAGGTTTGACGGAGCGAAGAGGCGTTCTCGTCCATGCCCTCGACATACAGATCCATCCAGTCCGCCGTATCGAGATCCAACTCCAACAAGTCGATGCAGGAGGAGAGCAGTTCCCATAGCGACCGCCTGCCCGCGATGCCGATATGTACGAGGTCGCGGAACGGAATGCTCGACAAGAGGTTGAAGCCGTCCACGGCCTTGATCGTAACGGTATAGGGCGGAGCGGTGAAGTTCTCGGAGTAGAGGTCGGAGGTGACGTAGCCCCGCCAATAGAGCTGCCGATTGCGGAAAATCGAGACGCGAAAATAACGGGGATCGGAGGTGAACAGAGCCAGGTAATGGAAATTCTCCTTGCAGAGGATATTGATGGTCGCCTCCGAAGCCTTGACCGGCACGTAGAACTCGTCGCCCCGTTTCTCCCACGTAATCTGCAACGGCGTACCGCCGTCGAAGGCCATCTCCTCCGACGGACCTGCGTACCCCCGCTCCGAAATCTCCACACGCCACAAAACGCCCTTGTACTTCGAGCGAAGTTCAGCGTAATATTTTAGACCGAAAATCGCCATACCTTTGTCGCGGGAATAAAGGTAAAATGGCAAAAGGCCTCATCGCTGAAACAAAGTCCCTCTATAATGAGATTGCCGGAGCCGCACATGATGCGGCTCCGGCTGCAATAAACAACTGATGGAGCACGATAGATTTCCTATCGAAAGAGACGACGTGTGCAACCCTACTCCGGGGTTAGGACGGATGCTCCCCGTTCGAGCTGCGGGGAGCATCCGTGCGTCGGTCTATTCCTCTTCGCCTTCGAACCACTCGCGGAAGTAGTCGTAGAAGCGCTCTTTGGTCCTATCCGCCATGCGATCGAAATTCGTCAGGATGAACTCGCGACCTTCGGTATTCCACTCGGCCGGGGTCTCGATAGCCCGGAAATTTACCGGTTCGACGATGACGCCTTCGTACTCTTCCAACAATTCGCGAGCCTTGCGAGCCATGTCGCGCACCTCGTCCGTCGCCTGCGCCCAATTCGTGGCATTCTTCGGGAATCTCTCTAAAAACCGTTCGATGTTCGTTCTCATAATTCGCTCTTTTTTAGTTGTTTATCGTACTGCAAACATAACATCGTTATTCGGAACACGCAAGTTGTTCGGCGACTATTATCGTATTTATTTTCAGTAAATTAGGTGTTCCGAAAAGATGGCGGAACCGAGCATTATCGTTGCCGGCGATTATTCCGGTTTCTCGATAATTACGAACCGATCGACTTCGGGAATGACTGCCAAGCCACCCCACGTGCCGTGCAGTTGTCCGAGCGAGTCGATGAACTCGATCGTACCCTCCTTGCCGTCGTAACGGCTGTCCTCGTCGCGAAGATGGATAATGCGAATCTTGTCGCCTACCGTTGCATTTGCATTCATCGTTTTCATCTCTTTATGTGTTCTCCTGTTTCGGGTCTTAACCCCGCCCCGAAGACGGTTTCTCGGCGGGGTCGTCTCTCGTTTCGTCAATCAGCCGTCTCTTCCGATTCCCAACGCTCAGCGAGCAATGTGAGGATCCGGTTGTTGATGTCGTGATTCGCATTCGATAATTCGCCGTAGCGGTTGCCGGCACGTCTGTTCTCGTCGGCAAGGCCTTGCATCTCCTTACGGTTCTTTTCGAATTCGACCTCCAACCGGTCGAGTTCGGCGTCGATCTCCGTTCTTTTTCGATTCGCAGTATTCATGATCGAGTCGTTTAATAGATTGTAGTTCAATTGTTTGTTGCACTGCAAACATAACATCATTATTCGGGACGCGCAAGTTTATCGACAACTTAATTCAAAGAATATCAACTATTTATCAAGCATATCCCATATGGTAAATATACATGCTGCCGAAGATCCGTTGCAGAAACAATGTCCCGCCTTCGAACGAAAACCGGAGCCGTACACGATGCACGGCTCCGGTCGCAATAAACAACTGAATGGACGAAACGAGGGAAAGCCTCCCGTCGGAGGCTCGGAGCATTCGCTCCTTACGATCGGAAGTCGGTTACTAATCGACCGCCCGGTATTCCCACTTGCCGTCCCGATAGAGATATTTGTAACATATATCCTCCTCGATTTCTCGTTCGTAGGCGGCGACCGTTTTATAAATCCGAGGCTCGGTTTCGCACCGTTCATTCGATTTCTCGAACCGGCACTCTTCGAGACGTGCCTCCACATCGATTATGTTGCCTCGTTCGACCAGTGCCATTGCCGATTCCAATGTATTGTAGTGCGCAGACAACATTTCGCCCAACGTATCGGGATGTCCGTCCCGCCATATATGGATGCTTTTGATTTTTCCGTCGGGAAGTCTTACTCCGATTCTTGCTTTTGTACTCATAATACGCTCTATATTAGTTGTTTATCACGCTGCAAAGATGGCATCATAATTCGGGACACGCAAGTCTTTCTGCAATTATTATCGCATTTATTTTCAATATCTTACACGTTATCGAAGCGCGTCGCACACCTGTCGCAATGCCTCGCGTTCATCGCCATCGAGCGAGCAGACGAAATCGTCGTTGCTGTAATAGTTGCCGTCCCCGTCCTGCTCGTCGAAGCAACGCCCATCGGCGGTAGTAAGCACAGCCGCAAGGGCGCGATATTGAGTTGCGGTAATACCCGCAATCGTGTAAGTTCCGGTTTTTGTTCGGCGGAGTTTCATCATCGTATCGTTTTATGCGCACCTGCCTTTCGGCAAGGTGCGCGGTTATCGGTTACTCGATAGGAAAAACTTCCTGCCATCCGACTCTCGATACGCAACCGGACCGGTCCGCCCGTCGGATGATATAGGGAATACTGCTGCGGTCCTTTACATTGTCCACGAACTCGTAAACCACGCAGTCGCCTTGCAGCCGGAAGCGTTGTCCTGCCGAAAGTTTATCGATCCGAGTAGCCGGCTTCAGATATTCGGATAGGCGTCCCGTGTTGCAGATCTTCTTCCAGCGGATCTCATTCGACTGCGGGTCCATCTCGACCTCGACGATCAGTTCGTCCCCGTAGTCGTCTTCGGTGGTGAGCCACACCTTAACTGGTCCGTTCGCCGGAGCGAGGCTTTTAACCGTTACCGCCGAAAATACGTAATCGCTCTGCTGCCGCATATAGTTCGATGCGATCTGTTTTGCCTGTGCACTTGTCATGTTCGGGTGTTTTAATCGTTTATTATTCAGTTGTTTATCGTACTGCAAACATAACATCGTTATTCGGAACACGCAAGTTATCCGGCAACTATTATCATATTTATTTTCAGTTATTTAGAATAGCGTCGGCGCGTGTTCGAAGAGATCCATCCTCCGCTCGATCTCCTCGAAAGTCTGCCCGTATTTGAAGCCTTCGGATGACTTATTTCCGACCTTCGAAAGCCGTTGCAGTTCGCGCCACAGTTCGGGATGTCGGCGGCGCAGTTCGGCGAAGACCGGTATGCGGCAGTTGGGGCAGAACCAGCAACCGCCCCGATGCGAGGTTCGGTAGAGAGGCGACAGCAGACCGTATTCTTCGCACTTGCGTCGGGCATCCGCCTCGGTGTACCCGTACTTGGCGAGCAGACTTGTTTTACGGATATACCCTTTGTCCTGCATCCGCGCGAGGCGTCTCGGTTCGTCGGCCGCGATGCCGACGTACTGCACGACGCCCTGCTTGCGGAAACGACCGTAATAATGATGTATGGGCCGGATTTTGAGGTCGCGGTTGGCGCAGCACTTGCCGCCGATGAGCCAGCCGCGCAGCATACCCTTATGCGTACCGCTCCCTATGACCGTATGGAATAACGTAAGATAGTCTTTCTCCGAACGGACGACATCGACCCGTACGCCCAAGGCTGCAAGACGCGGAATAGCCGTCGAGTAGATCCACTCGATGTGTTCGGGTATCTCGCCGCTGATATTGCGCCAGTGGTCGAACATCACCTCCGAGAAGACGGCGGCATCGAGCGGCTCGCCGTGCTCGAGGGCAAGGAGGATCGTAGCGATCGAATCCTTGCCGAACGAGCACGAAGCGATATAGGCGGGATTGTCGTAAGTATGCGAAGACATATCAAAGGGAGAGGGTTTGCTGTTCGAGTCTCTTCTCGCAAATTGCGACATACTCCGGATTGGGTTCGAAGCCGATGTAATGGCGTCCTAATCGTCGGGCGACGACTGCCGTCGTTCCGCTGCCCATAAAGGGATCGAGAACGAGTCCCCCTTCGGGACATCCGGCTTCGATCGGCGTCTCGACCAATCGCGAAGGATACATGGCATAGTGCGCCTCGTGGCTCGGTTCATAAGGGATACGCCACACGCACCGCATATTGCGACCGCGAGGATTTATCTCGAGGCGTCCGTGAGGTTTTCCGCTGATGCAGCGATACTTTTCGCTTTTGCCGTTGAGCGTTACCGGATTTTTATAGCGGTCGAAAGATGAAGCGGCATACGGTTCGAACTGCTGCTCGAAATAGTATCGCTGCGACTTGGTAAAGAAGAACATCTTCTCGAAGTCCACCGTAAAACGATCCCGCACGGAGGCGGGCATACAGGCGGGCTTGTACCAAATGATCTCGTTGCGCAGCACCCAGCCGCGCAGGATCATTTCGTCAGCGAACTTGTTCGGAATATTGCAGAGCGACTTGGATGGAATACGGTGACGCACCGTATCGACCTTGATGTCTATAAGGCAATCGCTGTTCTTCGAATTCTCGCTCCACTTGGGATCTTGTCGGCGGTTGTATTTGTATGGTTTGCTATACGAATCGCCCAAGTTCACCCACAGCGTGCCGGAGGGTTTCAGTACGCGGCGGCACTCGTCGAAGATCATGCACAGATGCGCGATGAACTCCTCGCGCGTAGGTTCCAACCCCAACTGTCCCGACCAACCGTCCGGCCATACGATCGAGCCGATGCCGTAGTCGCGCATCTGCCAGTACGGAGGCGAAGTGACGATGCAGTCCACCGACTCGTCGGGAAGCAGCCGAAGACCGGTCAGAGCGTCGCAGGTATGGATAGTATTCGGTTCCATATGGGCGATATCAGTAGTTCGTCGTGATCCACTCCTCCTGCCGGCGGCGGGAGACTTTCGAGGCGGTGATGGTGCGGTCGAGCCGATGGATCGTCCAGCCGTACCGGGCGGCGAGGCGTTCTATCTTCTCGTGCGGAAACATCGTGAGCATGAACTTCCCTTCGACCGTCGCGAGCGTGTCGAGCAGCCGCGAAAAATCCTCCTCGTCGAACGTACCGTTGTAGTGTCCGCAGTCGCTGCCGACATAAGGAGGATCGACGAAGTGGAACGCTTCGGGACAGTCGTAGCGGCGGATGACATCGATGCCGTCCTCGCACTCGACCGTAACGCGGTCGAGGCGGCTGCACAACTCCTCCGTGAAGGCTTCTTTCGCATTGCGGAGTTTCAGCGTCGTCGTGCCGCTGCGGTCGTAGCCGAACGTCCCGTCGATCATCGAGGCGAAGCCCAACTTCGTGCAGACCCACACCGCCCAAGCCCGCTCGACGGGCGTGAAGAACGACGGATGCTCGTTGATATGCCGTGCGTGCGCGTGTATCTCGCGGCTGTGGAGCGTCGCGTCGATCATCGCCTTGAGTGCCGCATACTGCGTCTGCGCCACGCGGTAGAAGTTCACCAATTCGGTGTTCGTGTCGTTGATGACCTCGCACTGCGCGGGCGGCTTGGCGAACAGCACGGCGCAGCCGCCGCAGAAGGCTTCCGTATAGAGCGTATGTTCGGGAATCAGCGGCAGGATATGCTTCAGAAGCATCTGCTTGCCGCCATAGTATGAAATCGGTGTTTTCAATCTGGCCATAAGGGTTCGGTTATCGGAGTTTGAGGAATAAGAGCAGCAGAAGCGTCAGTGCGACGAGCGCCGTCGCCCACTTGAGCCATGCGACACTGGAGGATGGCTGCTCGTCGGTCTGCTCCTGCACGTCGTTGCGGGCTGCCGTGTTGATGCGGCTATGCGAAATGCTGTCGGTAAGGATCGTGCGGTCGTTCTGCATCGACACCTCGGTATAAGAGATGCGCTTGACCGGCTGCCGGGAAACACTCGCCGCCGGAATCTTCGGAGGCGGAAGAACGGCACGGAGCGTGTCGGTCGGATTCGGGAATCGATCGTCGCTCGGTTCCGGATATTCCGCCGGCGGATAAAACTCCACGACGGTTCGGCGGAGCGTTTCGATCTGCCGCTCGAACTCCTGCCGGAACAGCATCGTAAGGGTCGAGTCGGCGATAGTGAGCGTCTCGTGCCGCTCGGATCGCGTGCTTCGGAGCGGAGAGCAGCCGCTGGCGGCGATCGTCAGGATAATCAGGGTTATTTTCGGATACATCGTTTCATTTCTTCGATTCGTTCCATGCGTTCCTGCATGGTCGGTTCTTGTTTTGCGGGAGCCGTCGTCTTCTCCCACGGCAACGGGAACATCTCGGTCATCGGGCGGCGGTCTTTGCGGTCGAGTTGGATACAGGTCGCAACCCACACTGCCCACCGCTCGCGCTCCCACGCCTGCCGCTGTCTATCGCCCTCGCGTTTCGCCCAGCCGAGCCACGCGTAGATGAACTCTGCGGGCGTCAGGCGTTCGAAGGCTTCGGGCGCCAGTCCCATCTGCCCGACGGCGATGGCGAACCACCGCTCGTAGGTTACCGCTTGCGGCTCCCCGTCGTCGGGCGTTTCCCGTTTTTTGAGAGGTCGCCCAACTTATCCGTCAGCGGCGCGATGCTCTCGACGAAGAGTTCCGAGACGGCGAGGATGAGCGACGGCTCCTCGTCGAAGATGTCCCACACCTCGTCTTCGGTGTAACGGCGGTCGCTGCCGGCACGCCGTGCGCCCTCGTTGAGTCCCGTAGCGGTCAGCGCGACGATGCTGTCCAACGATCCGAGGGCATTGGTCGAAGCGACCGTCTGCCCGAACTCCGCACCGCGCTGCCTGACGAACTCGTCGATAGCGCGCAATCCGAAATGGATCGGATGCGGCGTACCTTGAATGATGATCTCTTTCATAGCGGTCAGGATTCAGGTTTGTCTGCCGGCGTCAGGTTGCCGCTGCCGGTAAGCGAATAACTGTAAGAGGCGTTGTCGCCCGCAGGCGTCGAGAGCGAAAAGGTCGTGATGTAGGCTTTGCCCGTGTACATCTTCGCAAGTCCCGTGAGCGGCGACTTGACGACCACCTCGACGAGTTTCTTCCGAAGTACCAGGTCGAGGACCTCCTCGGCGGTATGGCTGTTCTCGATCGAATCGTCGACGACCACCAATCCGTCGCCATCCACCGACCACGAGACATCGCCCGGCCACTTCTCCTTACCGTCGGTATCCTTCGTGCGCAGCTCCTTCATCTCCAAGTCCACCTTCAGCGTGTGCGTCGTGGCGTGGAGCGTCGTCTTATCGTCCACCAAGAGGATGATGTCCTCGCCTTGGACGACCTGTTTGTTTCCGTAAGTTTCAGGCATAAGCGTAAAAATATTTCGGCATAAAATTTGTTAAAATAAACAAATGTGTTTACTTTTGCATTGTATGAGCAATTTAATCGACATACTGAAAGGAGTACATCCGGGACTCTTCTTACAACGAGAGCTGAATAATCGAAACCTGAAAAGCGGCCGGTTCGCTGAATCTATCGGTGAGCATCCCCAAACCATAAGCGCCATTATTCGCGGCCGCAGGTCGATGAATATTCCGCTGTCGTTGCGAATCGAACATGCGCTCGCATTGGAGGAAGGCATGCTTATGACCCTGCAAGTTCACTACGACATTGTGCAGGAGAAGCGAAAACTTTCGTCCGCTCACCATCCGGATATCGACAAATACCGACTTTCCCTGTTTTGGGACACATCGTTCGACAATATCGATTGGGATGCCCATAGCAGTTACGTTATCAATCGCGTAATGGAGCGAGGCAATGAAGAAGAGATCATCGAAACCATCCGTTTTTATGGTCGAGAAACCATTTTAAGCAAGATCGTATTATCGCCGTCATCTCCGTTCTCATCGGTTATCAAAAAGAACCTGAAGCAATATCTCGATTATGAAGCATAAAGCGTTGCAATACCATACTGTCAAACCCATTCTGCGGTCGTCGCTCGAACATCTGATGACTCTCGAAGCATTCGCCCCGTTCCGCCTTGTCGGCGGCACCTCGCTCAGTTTGCGCTATGGACATCGTATGTCCGACGATATAGATCTATTTACCGATGCCGAGTATAGATCTTTGGATTTCCATAAATTGCAGGATATTCTGCGCAAAGAGTTTCCTTATTGTCAGGGTGATTGCGGAGAGATCGTCGGCTTCGGAGCCTCATATATCATCGGACAGAGCAGGGAAGAGTCCGTAAAACTCGACCTGTTCTATACGGATGACTTCATCCGTCCGGCAGAGCAGCACGATACGATCCGTATGGCGTCCGTAGACGACATCGTTGCGATGAAGATGGATGTTATCGCCCGCGGTGGCCGTAAAAAGGACTTTTGGGATTTGCATCTCCTTCATAATGCCTATTCTATCGAGCAGCTGCTCGCTTTATACGCAGCACGATATCCCTACGGAGCATCGCGCGAAGAATGCCTTGCGGGATTGACCGATTTTACAAAGGCGGATGGCGATCCCGACCCTGTTTGTCTTGAAAATAAAATCTGGCAACTCATAAAACTCGATTTTACGGATTGGGTTAAACAATTCTGAATGTCATCGTCGCACCATACAGGTCATAATCGGCATAGTATTCTGCCGCCGAAGAGACGAAGCGGCTGCGCTTGCCGTCGAACTCCACACCCTCCAAGGCGGCGATCACCCGATGCTTGAGGCGTTCCGCACCGGAGAACCTGCTGTCATAGACCGCTACCTCGAACATCGTCCGATAGCCGGCGATGCCGTGCAGCGTCCTTACGGGCGTCTCCTCCGGTACGGAGAACGCGGCGAAAGGCGCAGGCGTCCGGGCATCGACCGCACCGGCTTGGATTTTATCCGCCAATTCGGGAATATCCCGCTCCAACAGCGAAATTAACCGTGTCTTGAAATCTTTCATTTCGATACCGGTTTGAAATTCTTATTCACGAACTTCTCGACCGCCGCGGCCAACTCGTCGCCGAAGATCGCCACCGTACGCTCGGAGTTCTCCGTATAAGCCTGCTCCAAATAAGGCGTCGGCCGGATGCCCTCGACGCTGCGGACAAAGACCTTTTTGCCCTGCGCATCGTCGAAGACCAACAGTTTGCCCTTTTTCGAGGTGCGCGGATCGGCAGTCCCCTCGTGGATGAACTTGCCGTAGTATTCGTTCACGGCGCCTTTCTTCTTCGTGCGCCCGAAGACCGGCTTCACGGCGATGGCCACCTCCGACTTCGAGGCATTGCGGTCCTTGTAGCGAACCGTGCGCAGCTGTTTCTTCAGTTTGCCTGTGCGGACGGGAACTTTGCTCCGTGCCGATTGCAACATCGGTTTGGCCGAGGCGCGCAGAGCCACAAGCAGCATCCGCTTCTGCATCGTGTTCGGCAGCTCGTCCATAATCCGTTTGGCTTCGGCATAACCTTCAACCTCGATCGTCAGCATCGCTCTTTCGGCATTTGAGGTGCAGGCGCCAGCGGCGCCCTTCCTCGTGGATCGAGATTATCTTCCGCAGATACCCCTCGTCGCGAACGACCATATCGGGGCGCAGGTCGGGTTGCCAGCGGATCGTATAGACCACTTCGTTCTCGTGGACGATGCGTCCGGCGTAGAGGTTCTCCCGACCACCGTTCTCGGTGCGCTGGGCGTAGCAGACGGCGACGCGCCGGAACGATTTCGTGAGGTCGTTGTACTCGTCCCGCTCTTCGGTGTATTCGAGGATTTCGATTCGCGTGTCAAACATCGCCATAAGGAGTTATCCGCCACGGAAGCAGGAGTTTCTCGGCCGTGAGCGACAGCTCCGAGACGGAGCGGCCGACGAGGTTGTCCGATTCGTTGTCGTAGAGCGTACCCAAAATCAGCAGAATAGCCGCCTCGATTGCCGGAGGAATGCTCTCCTTATCGTAGCCGACGACGGCTGTAACCGTTGCAGTTTGTCCGCCGTACTGCGGTTCGGCAACCAGCATCGGGTCGTAGTCGTCCTTCAAGAGCGTATAATCGGATTCGGGAACGATGGTTCGAGAGACGGAGAGCCGCTCGATGCGCGTTGTAGGGACTGGCAGGCGGACGATGGGAGCGTCGGAGGGGATCGGCACGTCGAACCGTACCCTCTTCTCCCGAATGGTCCGTCCTGTCATATCCTCCGCCACGGCAACGGCCATGTCGAGTTTCGCAGCGATCAAAGTATCGTCATGGGTGGCGCTGCCTACCCGCAGGTGCTGCTTGGCGAGTTCCAACGCGATCGGCGGCTCCCGCATCTCGATTACCGTCATACCTTACGCCGATTTATGCACCAACTTGTGGACGGGATGCGTACCGGCATCCAACAGGATGCCGTCCACGCGGGCGAAGCCGAACAGTCCGATCGAAAGGTACTCGGCGAGCAGTTCGTTCAGGCGGATCACGCGGAACGACTTGACCATACGGATCTTGAACTTCGAGAAGTCGCCGAACAGCACCGAAGTCTTGCCCGCTACGGCATCGTCGAGGTCGTCGTTCAGGATATAAGGTTTACCGAACAACGTCGGCGGCGTGCCGTCCTTCGCACCCTCCTGCCAGATGTAGCGCCCCGTCGTATCCTTGATCTTGACGAGCGAGTAGAGCGTATTGCGGTTGAACATGAACCGCCCGTGCCGGGCATAGGAAGAATCCACGCCTTTCACGAGGTCGATGATATTATCCAACGTAATGGCGGCAGCGGCCGGTTGAGCATCCGAGGCCGTAGCCCACTCGACGATGCCCTTGGGTTTGCCCTTGCCGTCGCCGCGTGTAAGATCGTAGTTGATACCCCGCCCGAACGACTCGGCCAACAGCCCCGAGAGCAGCGCTTCGAGGTCGAATGCCGAATCCTGCAGCAGTTCCAACGACACGGGGACGATGGGCGTGCGATAGGTATAGGCTTTGAGCGTTTCGGAGCCGAACGATGGCGCGGACTTGGTCGACTGCTGGTATTCGGCAACGACCGTAGCCTTCGCATCGGTATCGTTCACCGTCGGCATAATCAGGTCGCCGCCCTTGCTCGTGGTGAGAATGGAACCCGCCTCGAACATCCCGCCGTAGGCTTTCAGTGCGACCTCGATGCTGTCGGCCAGCGACGAAGGGACGATCACGCCGCCCGACAAACCCGTGATGCCGGCACGCTGTTCGAAGAGTGTCCGGTGCTCGGGTGAGATATCCGCTGCGCCGCGCAACAGGTAGTCGCGGAAAGCGGTGCGGTACTCCTCGGCACGACGTTCGTCCGTCTGCTCGCCGGAAGTCTGTCGGACATACTGCTGCTCGGCCTGCCGGCGCTCGATATCGACGTAGCGCTCCTCGGCTTCGACAGCTCGGTCGGCCTGCTCGTACTCCGCAAGCAACGTATTCCACCGCTCCTGCTCCTCGGAGGTCATCTCGCGCCCGTCGGCCGCGGTACGCAACTCGTCGATCTTTGCGAACACGGCAGCGCGGCTCTCTTTAAGGGTTTTCAGTTTGCTCATAAATCTCGTTATTGATTCGTTCGGGAGCAAACTTAATCCACGTATCAGCCGTAATAGGGAAACTTTGTCCTGATTGAAGAGATTATTCTATCGATATAAGAAAAGAAAGCTATTAATGAGAGACAACAAAAATTACGCAAACAATTTTGTTTGCGTAATAAGAAATAAAAGCAATGCCGAAACATTGCTTTTACTTTTTGATATTAAGAATTATCGAGGACCAATAAATCGGTCTCCATTGAAATGTATCATGTGATCCGGATTATCGGCAATCCAAACCTCAGTCTCCCATGCGATATCCGCAATATGTTTTCTGAATTCCGCCCGATCCGGGAATGCCGTAACATATATTTTACCGACTTCTGACTCTTTCAAAAAATCCTCCAATTCAAGCATTCGCTTGGGTGATACGGGACCGTGAGATGTAACCACTTCTATCAAGAATAACCATTCCTTACATTCATCATAGATAATGATATCAGGAAGCTTACTATGCTCTGTAATAGGAATGCCGATTTTTTCCAACGCGACCTTGTCTACATATAAATCTTTATTCTCTGTATCTCCGATATATAATACTTTTGCTCCGGGGGCAAATCGAGGGGCAAATTCCTCTATGACTGCTGCTTGAACAAGATTATGTTTTCCTGCCGACAACTTATATTCTTCACCTTCAATAACAACAGGTATTTTCGCTAAATCACGCTCTTTGTCATACCTGTCTTTCAATTTACCCAACAACTTTATGAAAGCCGACAGCTTGTCATCCCACTCTTTTTGTCCATATGCTCGGATTACCTCCAACGCCTCGGTACTCACGGCATAATGGGCTCGCGGACTATTGACAGGCAGATCCGGAATGTCCGGATTATAATACACGACTCCTGCCTGTACAAACTGGTGTAAAACCTGTCTGCGAAATGTCTCTCTCGTATTGGGAGCGTATGGCTGATCTTGTTTGTAATACTCGTTTACAAACGACATGATACCTTTACTTACCCCCATACTTTCATGAGTTGCTTCGCTCCAGTTTTTCTTCTCGGTTATATTACATAAGGCAAGAAGAGTCAAAGCAGACATTTCGTTTTGTTGAGCATCCGGCAATCCCAATGCTTTCAATATGGCTTGCGCTTCCTTGATTTTGCCCATATCAGTTTATTTGAAAATAGTTATTTACAATCTCATTTACATTCTCTATTGAGAAGTTATTTTTCAATATCAATTTTTTGCCAATAGATCTGATTATTTCCAAATCCGGTAAAGGCATACTTCGCAATTCTGTGGCACTCACATTCACGTTGCCGTTGAATGTTCTGAAATAGTCATCGAATAAATCGCTATCCAATAGAGCCGATATTCCGATGACTTCGGTTCGATCCAAATGGCCCTTGGGCCTATAAATATAATTCAATTTATTTTCCACACCGATATAGCGGGCATTGGTCTTATTGCAAAAGTAGGGGGCTGCAATCAATCTGCTTTTATCATCCTTTGCACTGAATCGTCTTAAAAATACATAATTGCGATTAGGTATAAGTACTCGTTGCGTCTGTGCAGAAATCCTGATGTATTGCTTTTTCCCTTTATATTCAACAGGGTGATCCACCAACATCTTTACGACATTATGCAACCAAAATAACGGTGCAACATCAAAAGCGGCAGGTTTATCACACAGGCTATTTTCCATTCGAAACGCCACGACCGGCCCTGTGGATATTTGGATGTCGTATTTATTGAGACTACCATTCCATGACTTAAACAGTCTAATAATGGACTCTTCGCGTGCATTGACCGGCAAATGAATGATCTTATCTTTCGATGTCGTATCAACTATATCAGCATATGGGTATACCTTCTGCCTCGCGGCATTCAAATCCGTTATCCCTTCGCTATATGAAATGCAAATTCTACGATCATTTATCATTTCGTCCCGCCGGAAGCCTTTGACTATAACCGTTTCTTGCAATACATCGTCTTTGGCGAACGTATCTTTCCGAGTATTGAATAGATGAATGAACGAAATATCTATTGCCCCTAAAAAATATTCTCTGAACAGCCGAAAGTACCGACCGGATGCAAAGCTACGAGGAACAATGAAAATCAATTCTCCGCTTTTATTCAACAACCCCGCAGAGATCGCCATAAACAACGAATATATGTTCGGTTGCCCGTCAACTATTTGTTGTGTAACCTTGACTCGGCTATCGTCTTTTGGCAGTTTGAAATACGGCGGATTCGATATGATGAAGTCGAATTTATCCGCGTCCTTCTGAAGTAGTGATGGAGAAGAACTCAGCGCTTGATAATTTTGCAGAATAAAATCATCTTCGCATATAACATAATCAAAATTAATCCCCTGATTCTTTAGTGTCTCTGCTAAATAAATTAATGCTTGCTTCGTATATGCGATAACGCCTGAATCAGTTTCATATACGACCAGCCGAATACTACGCACAGTACAAAGTTGTACTAACCTCTCGATTAAAGCGCAAGACAATACGCAAGTGCCACAACCCGGATCTAATACTGATATATCCTCTTTCTCGGTGGATAGTTGCTCGCTCATAAAGCGAGCTATCTCAACCGGTGTAAAAAATTGACCTTTCTCTTTTTTTGCTTCATTCGAAGTCGTAGACATGTATTGTGCTCCCAATCTTTGAGCGAAAGATGTGGGAGATTCATTGTCTTGATTATGTAATAAGTCAATTTTCACACAACAAAGATAGTGATTTAAATTTAGTCTTCCATTTTACCATTGTGCAAAATATAACAAGATGAAAAATAACAAACAAAAACCACCTCCTTTTATATAACAGTTTCGGAAGCAGGCGGGATTTTAAGGTGTGTTTCGAGAGGCATCAGTGTTTGAGCCTCATGACTCTCACAAGTCGATCCCGCGACAGGCATCGTACCATCGTATCGTTATTGTCAGATTGCGGAACAGTAGGCTCCGCAGATATTTCTTCTACCAGAGCGCCATCCTGTAACGAGCGCAAATACTCGGCTTTCCGCTCTTCGAGATACCGCACCGAGGCTTCGGTTTCGGGATAGGCAGGAAATACCACGAGCGACACATCTACCACACGCGAGAACCGGAGTATCGTCCGCTCGTCCATCACGAGACAGTTTTGCTCGTCGACATACTGCCACTCGTCCTGCTCGACGCCGAAGCGGAACGAACATTTCGAGACGTCGCCCCGGCGTACCAGCTCCAGCATATCGCTCCCTAAAGTCGTATTCGGAGCCTCGAACGCGAAGCGCAGACCTACGTCGTCCACTTCCAATCGCAGCGTCCCGCTCGTCGTGCGGGCGAGGATCGAATCGGTGTTGTGGTTGAAACACATGATGACGTCCGACAGATCGCACCCGTCGAACGCTCCCCGTGCGATCTTCTCCCGGAACCACCCCATAATAGGCTCGCTCCAACTCTCGAACTTCGCGGCATAACCGACGATCGTTCGGCTGACGGTTCCCGCTTCGCGGCTCTCGATATGCAGATCGCCGATAAGGCTCCGGATCTCTATTTCATTATTCGGTTCCATTCGTTTCAGGTTTTACGGCAGCCGTTACCGACTGCATGTTCATTTGTACGAAGTATTCGTCGCCGCCATCGTAGGAGTTCATATCTTCGAGGGAGCGGATCTCGTTGGCAGACATCGCGCCGACGATATTCATATTCTTGTAGTATTCCGAGCGGGTCTTGGCATCGCCGCGCAGCAGTCCGTTCAGACCGAAGAGGAAGTAACACTCCCCGAACTCGTCCTCGCGTAGCAGTTTGCGGTTGAACTCCTCCTCGATGCGGACGAGGTACGGCATCAGGCAATACTGCACGAACTCCATACCCTGATGCTCGATGTTATTGTTCGTGGCACGCTCCAAGTCGGCGATCATATGCGGCGGGATACCGTAGATAGTGGCGATCTCGGTCTTTTGGAACTTGCGCGTAGCGATGAACTGGGCATCTTCGGGAGGAATGGAGATACGTTCGTAGGTCATACCGCCCTCCAACAGCAGCGGGACGTGGGCGTTGTGCAAACCGACCGATTGAGCGATGAGGTCTTTTTTGAGACGCTGGTAGGCTTCGGGCTTGAGTGTCGAGGGATATTTGAAGACGCCCGACATATTGCCGCCCTGATCGAAGAACCGTTTGCCGTAGAGTTGCGCAGAGACGGAGAGTGCGAGGTTGTCGCGATGGACGGCGATCGGACTTTTACCCTTGTAGCCGTTGGTCGAGAGCCCGCGCAGGTGGATGACGTTTTCGTTCGGGAGCAGTTCGCCCGTGTCCGATCGGTAGAAAAGTTCGTCGTTGTCGGTAAGGATCGGCTCGATACGGGCAGGATGGATGAACTTCAGCCGAGCGGGACGATAGCGTTTATCCCGAAAGATGCGGGCATAGCCGTTGCCCCACAGAGCGCACGAAACCATCAGGTGATGCATCAGGTCGAAACGTGTGGAATAGGAGTTGGGGGCTTGCACGAGTCGGTGGCATAGGTGGTCGTACTGCCGTTCACGACCGCAAGCAGTACGGCGATAGAGATGCAACGGGAGCGTTCCGACCGTCTCTGAGAGGATTCGCACGCAAGCCCAAACCGCCGTGAGATTCAATGCACCCTCCTCGGTGATATATGGCTGGTGCGTGGCATCGACGACCGTGTCGGCGGTAATGACTTTATTCACCGCCGCCTCGAACTCGGCCGATGAAATGTCGCGCCGCTCATCTCTATGCAAAAATGAAAACCACTTCATCAAACTTGCTTTGTGGCAAACTTAATGAAGTGATTCTCGTTTTTAGTTAGACACTGTCCTAATCTTTTTTTAACTCTTCAATTTGCTCAATATAAAGAGTTTCGATCAGTTTGTTTGTAACATTTTGTTTCTCGGCAGTTTTTGAGCAATATATCTTATAGTATGTTAATCGAATTCTAATACCGGACAAAATACCTGGATCTAAACACTTTCCTTTATAAAGTTGTTCATTAATTTCATCATATAATTTCCAATCACCATTTGTACTGTCTACTTTCAAGAAATAGCCTGTGAGTTCTTGTGTCTCTTTTTCTAACTCTATAGATTGCTGAATAACATTATACGCCTGTTGCAATTTTTCAGTTGAAACATGATTATGCGCAACAGGATTATCAATATCGGAAGTAGTCCAAGCTGTTTTAATACTAATATTATTATCTATTAAGCCTTTTATAAATCGTTTATAGTGTGTAATAGCGTACCCTTTTATATCATTTAGGTGATTAGTCAAAGATTGTTCATCTTTAAAATTAAGTATTTCATCAATATAATTTAATGTATGATCCATATTTGACCCGCCAAATAAGTCGAGATTATCTTGAATATACATATGTAAGTTAAAAGAGGCTGCCGAAGTATTAAAAATATATAATTCCGGATTGATTTGACGGCTTTCAGGCGTATTAGATATTTTTTTATGGGTGTTAATGACAAACTCTTGGTAACTTGCTATTAAGGGGGATAGTATACTTGCTTTTATATCATGTGAGTTATTAGCATCAATAAACCCTAAATGAATAATGGGTTTCCGACAATTAATACGTTCTTGTATTATATCTGCATATCCTGATTGTGGAATCACAAATGCATCTTCTTCTGGAAGCATGTACTCTTCCACATTCTCAAATTTATCAATGATCTCAAATTCTTGTTCTTTAACTATGGTCAAAGAATAATATTCGTTAGATATTTCAGGATTTAAGTATAATGAACGTAAATCAATCTGGCCAGAAAATAATGAGGCAAGTTTATTCGTAGAAGTTCGTATTGCCAAATACTTATCTTGATCATTATCTGCATATAACATACATAGATAACGAGTTTGGACAGCATCCAAACCTACAAATAACTGTATTGTATCGTAATACAGTAAAATTTGATCTATGTATATTGCTTTATTCATTTACCAGTCTTACTGATTTTATGTCAAAACATTTCGAGCGCCACCATGAATAATGGTTGGTTGAATTTTTATTTGGCGTATGCGCTATTAATCCGTCTGATTTAGTTAATGTTAATTCTCCAATATGTAGATCTTTTCCTTTGAATTTTGGAAGTTTGGCTATCGCTTGGCAACTCGCAATATCTGTAAACAAAGATATAGCCATAGCTTGGCATTCACTGACAGCAAACCGTTTATTGGGATCTAAAGCCCTATATGATAAAAAATCAGTATTGGAAGGATGTTCAGAATTGAGGATACGATAGTACGAACCACCAGAAGGCTCCTTTGCGTCTTTTGGAGGGCAACTTTTGGGTAAATTCTCGTACCAATCCATGCCAATTAAGAAAATTAGAATGTAAATATACTACAAAATTCTGAATATCCAAATTTAAGTCTTGTGTAATAACCTATTCAACACCCTCCTGAATGAACTGAATTCGGAGTATCTGCGCTTGCCGGTGATAGTGATGTAGAAATCCTCCAACCGTTCGTAAGCCTCTAACTGCGTCGGATAGAGGTCGCGCATACGGAGGTAGAGTTCCGCGAAGCCCTCGAACGAGAGAAAATGCCGCACTTCGGGTTCGAGCGGATTCATCGCCGACAGTTCAGCTTCGACTTTCTCGCGCTCGGCCGTAATCACCGGCGAATGATAACGTTTATATTGCTTTCGGTTCATCTTCGACGCACATTTGCTACGCTCGGCATAGTCTGCGAGCCGCCTCTGCTCTCGCTCATCGCAAATGTTCATTTTTCTGCTGCTCATAATTGTATCGTGTTATAAGGTCAATAATCCTCTGTTCTCATACGGGTTGCGTTCGTCGTTGGCCTGTGCGGTCATCCACTCTCCGAGTGCCATAATCGCCGCGACGATGCCGTCGATCTTCTGCGTCGATTTCTCCTTGTCGGGTTTGATATTGCCTGCAGGATCGGTCTTGACAAGCGTCGATGCGAGCATCCACCGCAAGACCGGATTGCCGAAGTGTTCGATTTTCCCAGTCAGAACCAGTTTCTCGAACTCCTTGGTCGGCGCCGACATCGAGCCGTAGCCCTGACCGAAAGGATTGCACTCCATCCCCTCGTTCTGCAAGTCGATGATCGTCTGCGAAGAGTTCCAGCGGTCGTAAGCCGATGTCCGCAGATCATAATCTGCCACGATACGCAGGATATCCGCCTTGACGAAGTCGTAGTCGATGACATTGCCCGGCGTAACGGTTACATAGCCCTCTGCCACCCACTTATCGTAGTTGATATTCTCTTTGCGGATCTTCTCCCGCATCTTCTCTTCGGGAATCCAAAAGTGCGGCAGCAACTGGAAACGGTCGTTCTCGTGGAAGAGCAGCACGTAGGCCGTAATGTCCGATACGTTCGAGAGGTCCAATCCGCCCCAACAGGCGCATCCTTTCAAATCGGCGGGAGCGGTCGTGCCGATGCACTTTTGCCAAGCGTCGTCGAGTATCCACGTCCGTTCGGCATCGACCCATAGATCGACGTTCTTCGTCATCACGTTGCGGACGGCTTCGGGGCGGTTTTTGGCATCCTTGACTTGGTCGGCGAGGTAGTCGGCACTCAAACTCACGCCGAGGTTGGGATTGGCCTTGATCCACATCTTCGGGTCGTCCCACTCCGATTTATCGTCGAGCGTATAGATGATGCCGAACAACGAATCGTCCTCGTTTACACCGCGCAGCACTTTGATGACATTCTCCCGATAGGCATAGCAGGCTCCCGACTTATTGAAGCCCGCCGTCGTGATGACGAACATCAGCGGCTGCCGCCGTGCGCCGAAAGCCGACTTGATGACGTCGAACATTCCGCTATCCTTGTGGGCGTGGAACTCGTCGATAATGCCGCAACTCGGGTTCAGACCGTCGTGCGTGCCGTAATCGGACGAGAGAGGTTTCATCGTACCGCCTTTGAGTTCATAGACGATCGAATTTCGGTATGGCGTAAGGTAGTTTTTCAGGTCGGTCGCCTTGACGATCTCCACCGCATCCGAAAAGCATATCTTCGCCTGATCCTTGACCGTCGCGGCCGAGTAGACCTCCGGGCGGCTCTCGCCGTCGGCGAAAAGCATATACAGCCCGATGCCGGCAGACAGTGCGGTTTTGCCGTTCTTGCGTGCGATCTCGATATAAGCGTATCGAAAGCGGCGCGTGCCGTCGGCATTCTTCCACCCGAAGATATTCCACAATACGAATTGCTGCCACGGCTCCAGTCGGAACCGCTGTCCTGCCCACTCGCCCTTGGTATGTTTGAGTTTCTCGATAAAGTGAATAGCGCGCATTGCGGCTTTCTTATCGAAATACCGACCTTCGTCGAGCGCACGGTCGAGGTCGGCATAGTAACGCTCGACGGCAAGGCGGACATACTCGCAGACGAGAATAGCGCCGGAGCGTACCTGCTCGGCATAAAATTCGGCGGGATATTTTTTGACAGCAGCCATATTGCGATATCTACTTTATCTCCTCGAACTCGGCGAAATCGTCTTTCGGCGTATTATCCGAAAGCAAAGCCGCCACGCGGCTGCGACTGGCAGGCGTCAATCCGAACTCGGCAGCCAGTGCCTTGGCATTGGCGAGCGCCGATTCCGCAACCTTGCGCTTGGGGTTGACGACCGTCGCCGTACCGTGTTTCGTCACCACTTCGATGGTGTATCCCTCTTTTTCGGTTTCGCGCATCATATCGTGGTACAGCCCCATTTCGCGAGCATAGGCGACGACCAGATCCGCACCGACGACATCGAGCAGGCATTTGTGGATCAACTCCGTCGCCACGACCTCGAACACCTTCTTCGCCGTACCTTTCAGACCGGAGCGCGGCAATGTCGCGACGGCGGTTCCGGCAGGAACAGCGTTACCGGTCATCCGGCACGGCTGGTCCGTACCCCGTAAGGATTTCAATTCATCAGGTATTTTCTTGCGACCTTTCATAATTTCGGCAGAAAATTTGTAAAAAATAAAATCTAATTTTATATTTGCAAAAAACCTCGGCATCATGATAGAGCGTACACTGCAATCGAAACTTTGTTTTTTGGCGACGAAATATCCTTTTGTCGCTATTCTCGGTCCTCGTCAATCGGGTAAATCCACGTTGGCTGAGATGGCATTTCCCAACTACAAACGAGTATCCTTGGAGGATTTGGACAATCGTGCATTTGCTACCGAAGACCCTCGCGGATTTATCGCTACTTATCCCGACCGAACGATCATCGATGAAGTGCAACGCGTTCCGTCGCTGCTCTCCTACCTGCAAACCCACACCGACAAGCAGCACAAAACAGGAATGTATATTTTGACCGGTTCGCAAAATCTCGCTCTTTCGGATGCCGTAGACCAATCATTGGCCGGACGAGTGGGCATCCTCACGCTGTTGCCCTTATCCCATCAAGAGATGAAAGATGCCGGAATCTTGCCCGAAACAGCCAACGACGAGATATTCAAAGGAAGTTATCCGCGCCTGTACGACTACGATATCGCACCTACAGACTACTATCCCAACTATATCCGAACCTATGTCGAACGCGATATCCGTAACTTGAAGAATATAGGCGACCTCGCTAAATTTACGAAGCTCATCAAGTTGTGCGCAGGACGCATCGGTCAGTTGCTCAACAAGAACTCGCTGGCTGTGGAGTGCGGCGTGTCGGCTCCTACTGTCGATTCCTGGCTCTCCATCTTGGAGGCCTGCTACATCATACATTTCCTGCGTCCCGATCATCGCAACTTCTCCAAACGGCTGGTGAAATCTCCCAAATTGTATTTCTACGATACCGGACTTGCCTGCTCGCTACTGGAAATAAAGAGTGCCGAGCAACTCGAAACGCATTACCTGCGCGGCGGTTTGTTCGAAAATTTGGTTATCAACGAATTCATCAAGCGCGACCTGAATCGGGGCATCGAACCGAACCTTTCATTCTGGCACGACTCTACCGGCAATGAGGTAGACCTCCTGCACGGTATGGGTGAAGAGATGCAGGCCTACGAGATAAAGTCGGGTGCGACATTCTCGAAAGAGTATTTCAAAGGACTAAACTATTGGAGTAAGCTCTCCGGTGCGGGTGCCTCGCACAAAACGGTAGTTTACGGCGGGGACAAATCCATGAACACTTCCGACGGGAAAGTAGCGGCATGGAAGAATTTATAGTATTCGATATCGTAATAATTCATCATCTATTTATCCTAAGAACTGCTGTTTTTTATGGTTTTCCGTTTCCTTCGATTCTGCACGCGCGTACAGAAGACTTGGGGCGCGATTGCTTTTCGCAGGGTCCGAAGGATTTTCGACCCCTCCCCGTCTTCGGTCGGGAGCGTACCTCGATCACGCAACTCTTTGATGTTCATGTATTGGATTTCAAAGAGTTGCGAAAATTGCCAAAGTTTTGCGTGTTAAATAGTTAGCCTAATTCATTAATTCACTGTACTTCAATCATCGGTGCGGTTTGCCGCCGCTGCTCAATATCGCATCTCCGATGGTCATCGACGGCGAGTGATGGAGCAGCCGTCGCTGCTGCGCCATCTCGATATAGAGGCGCGTGGTCTTCGTATCGGAGTGTCCCATCATATCCTTGATCGTCTCGATGTCTATGCCTTGTTCGACCATCAGCGCTCCGAACGTGTGCCGCAGCGAATGCGCCGAAATCTTCGGATGCGAGATGCCGATGCGGGCGAGGTGTTGTTTGATGATCCGCCCGATCGTCTGCCGCACGAGCCGGTTGTCGCATTGCGCCTTGTGGGATACGAAGAGCGGAGTGTCGCTGTCGAAGTTCCTATCGGCGATATACTCCTCCAGCCACGCGACCGTGTCGGGATGCAGCACGACGATCTCGTTCTTGTCCGTACGTCCCTTGCGCTGGATGCGGAGGATCGGATGCCCCTCGCGTTCGGCGAAGTCGCCGATGTCGATACGCTCCACCTCGCAGGTGCGAAGCCCGTTGAAGAGCATCAGCGAAATCATCAGCCGGTCGCGGCGCCCGATAGCGGTCGAAGTATCGATGCTGTCCAACAGACGGAACGCCTGCTCTGCCGTCAGCGGCAGTTTGCTGTACTCCGTATGGCGTTTGCTGCTGCGGATCCCGGCAGCGATATTGTCGTAGTAGCCCTGTCGCTCGCAGAAGCCGTAAAACAGCTTGAGGATCGTAACAAGGCTGTTTACGGTATAGACGCTCTTGCCTTCGGCTTGCAGTTGCTGTTTATATTCCAAAACGTGCCGACGCTCCGGAGAACGGGTATCGACATCGTGCGCTGACAGCCACCGGAACCACAGCGCGATCTTGCGCCGGTAGTCCCGTTTGGTGGCGGGGAGTATGTCGCACTCCGAAATCCATTCGGAGATGATTTCATTTAGGTTAAGGGTCGTTCGCATTTCGGTTCATGCCTACTCGAAAAAGGGATGGAACGGGTGCCGACATTGCCCTTGGACTGATTGCAAACCACGCATCCGCTCCATACGGTTCCGATCAAATCATAGGCATTCGTTTTAGAGGTTCGACATCGTGTTATCTTCGCTCCCGAGCACTCTTGCGGTTGTGGCAGGAGTTGCAGAGGGATTGCAGGTTCTGCAAGTCGAGCGGCGCCCCGCCCCGATTGATCGGGACGATGTGGTCGACCATCTGCGCCGGAGTATGCCGGTCGTGTTTCAGACACTCCTCGCACAGAGGCTGCTGCTCCAACTTGACGAGGCGCAGTTTCCGCCATGCGGCGGAACGGTAAAACTCCGTATTGGCGTGGCGGCGTCCCGACTGCGGTTTATGCTCCGGCAGCCACGGACGGCGGACGGTACGTTTGAGGTGCGGCATCGTCAGAAGATGATTTCGGGGTTCAACGGCAGGTCGTGATCCTCGGTCTCGAAGCCGACGATGCGGATGATCTTCGCATCGGGATAGCGTTCGCGAAGTTCGCGAGCGGAGATGCCGTACTTGGCGAAGTCGGCGGTATAGGCTGCCGGACCGTACTGTTCCGTATTGCGGCGGAGGTTTTCGATCTCGACCTCCGTCCACTTTTCCATCTCGCCGTTATGGGTCACATACTTGCGGCGGCCGTCTTCCAAATGATGAATGATTCGTTGCAGTTTCATATCGTGTTCTGTCTTTTCAGAAGTTGTTTAACGCAAGCTCTCGCCCTCGAACTTCACCGGACGGCACAAGCGCGTCAATCGGTCGAAAGTCCGCTCTCCGTAACGGCGAAGCAGTTGTTCGCGCGTAAGGTTCGTAGAGATGAACAACGGCCGCAGATAGCGTTCGGCAGCGTTGATGACGCGGTTGAAGCCCTCGTACTTCTCGCCATAGTCGTTCACGAGCGGCTCGACGCCCAACTCGTCGATAATAGGATAAGCCGTACGGGTCAGGTAGTCGAGGTTGGTCGTATGCACATCGTATCCGGCTGTCCGCAGGGCGAGGTCGTAAGGCTTGGAGAGTTCGTCGGCGTGAATGGCGACCGTCATCCGCTCCTTCATCGCCAGCAGCACGGGAACGACGCCCGTAAGAATGATGCTCTTGCCGCGTCCGCAATCGCCGTAGAGCAGCAGCCCGCGTCCTTCGGTCGAGGTCATCCAGTCGATGATCCCTACATACTCGGGCAGGTGGCGGTAGCGCACGATCGAAGTATCGACCCTCCGGAAGATTTCGCAGAACAGGCCCTCGCAATAGTCTCTGTCGCCCCACGAGAGGTCGTGCGGCGAACGGACGACGAGGCGTTTGTCTGCGACCATGCGGTCGATAAGCGATGCGATTCGGTTCATGCGGTGTGTCGTTTTTGTCGTGTGAAAATAGTTTCGTCGGTATTTGCGCAAAGAGGTCATTGTCCCACATTTCATTTGCGGTCGAGTTTTTCCAACAATCGCCGGGTACGTTCGTCGGTCGTAGGATGGATGATCTGCCCGGGATGCTGTCCTCGCGCAGGCTGCGCCGGTTGCAACGGGAACAGTCCCGCCCAGTTGTTGGCGATGCTGCGGTCGATGATCTGCTGTGCGGTCTGTATGTCGCTATTCGAGAGATGCTGAAGTTGCGTCAAGCACTTGCGAGCCGATATCTCGCTCTTGTACCGCTCGCGACGACTGCGCTTATATTCCAACCATGTCCGCATCACGCTGCGCCATGCCTCATCTATCCGTTCCGACCACTTCTCTGCATCGAAAAGAGGGGAAATAGATTTTTCTTTTTTGTGCGCAACTTTTTTTCTTTTTGCGAAAAAGGTATTCATAGATACCGGAACAGGCGTGCCTGCGACTTCAGTTTCTTGTATTTCTTTTCCAGCATTCGTATAGTTCAGTCTATATATGTTCCCTATTTGTGTCCCGGCTTGTGTCCGCATGACGGACGCATCCGAATACATAAGTTCTTCGATCTCTTTCATTCGTGTCCCGGTTTGCGTTCGCGAGACGGACACGACACGGGACTCGAAACTCTTTATCACATAAATTCCGGCACAGCGTCCGCCTAAACCGCGATAATCGATCAGCCCGTATCTTTTTAGATTTTCGCGTTCTTTATAGATCGTCGTTCTCGATAACGAAGTACGACCGATAAGCGTCGAAAGCGAGATTTGCAACTCCTCGCGCCAGCCGCTTCGCGATGCCACCTGCATCAGCGCGTGCCACAGAGAAATCCCCATGGCAGAAAGTTCATGCGTTTCGAGCCAATCGTAGAAGAGCTTTATTTCAAGCATATAATTCATATTTTGCGACCGGCACGGTGCTGATGTTTAGCATACAGTTCGGAAAGAGTTTGCGGACGATTTTGTCCCGACAGCGTCGAAATACCTTGCTCGTATAGTTGTGCGATGCGCAGCAATTCTTTTTTCGGAAAATAAACTCTGCCGCCTATACGGATACAATCGATATAGCCCGAATTATACCAACGCTCCAACGTACGATAACATACTCCCAAGATCCGTGCGGCGCATTTCTTGGCGACATATAACTCTGCGAGATCGATATCAGGGAACGAAGCGAGCGTTTCAATGCTTTTGCGCAATTGTTCGATCTCTCGATGCAATGAGTTTTCGATTTTTCCTCTATCCATAATCTTCGGTTTTTATCCAATGACAAAATTCCGGATTATGCGCAAATAAAACTATCCGCGCGGATACCCGCGCGGATAGAGTTAGATTTCAATGTGTTGTCTCGCAACAGATTCTAAATGAATTTATTTCGAATTCTGCTCCAGCAGTTTTTTCAAATACGCCACCTGCTTATACTTGCGTTGCAGCACGCTGCGCTTGACATCGCGGGGATCGCCCAAACGTATATTCAATAAATGTTCGAATCCTCGGACCACCTCTGTAAAAGGTGCCTTATGTCCGCTCGCATATACGAAAGCCCCGTCTCTATCCAAATATGTCAGCAATTCGGAAAGATCGATCGGACGATGCGACCAATGCAACGGCGATTGTGTTACGGTCGGAGCAGCGAATAATTTGGGATTGGATATACGATGTTCAAGCAGCCGCAGTTCCGATTCGGTGTTGCTGCGAGCCAGTCTCAGATAGAAATGAATAGGCGCATTTTTTTTTAAGTCCTCGTCCGGCAGCACAACGGCTATTCGAAAACTGCAAGCGAATTTGCAAATCGGTCAACTGCCGGAATATCGAAGAATAACTTTCGGACGAATCGGCAATGGCGATAAGATCGCGTCTGAATTCGTCGTATGCGGATTCGATATCGATCTGCGAAAGCGAATCCGCGCCGGGTTCGCGAATTAAGGCAAGAAACCGGCAATTATATATATCAGTCATTTTATTCGGATAATAATCGGTTCGACACAAAATTTCCCTTTTCCGCAAATACGGAACGTGCCGATCGTGGCGGAGGGCGAATAATGCGTATTGCGACAGCAGACTAATTATTGGTTATACTATTTGCGATTATTATCTACCGTATTTTTTCGATGTTCGATAAGATCGGAATGGTTGCGCCGAACATATCCGTCGAGACTGTTGTAAGTGAGGTTCAGTCGCCGTGCGATGGATTTGAGACTTTCATCGGTCGTTTCGTACAGTCGGATCGCTTCGGCATACTTCTCCATGCTTCGGCGCGATACGGTGCGACCGTTCGCCAAATGCGTCATACCTTGTCTGGCATACAACTCCGGTTCATGTTCTTTCAGGTATGCACGCATGCATTCGGGGTGCAATCCATACTCGGCGGCCACCTGTGCCGTGGTATAGTCGCCGTTTTTGAGTTTCTCGATAGCTTTGCCATATTTCTCGGCTGTGGAACGCAGATAGTGTTTCGTACGGCTCAGATCGATATAATCGGTATCGGAAGAGGCCCTCTTCGCTCCGCGACGTTCGAGTATTGCATCGCGATGCCATGTGCCGATGTGATGCGTAAGCCCCGACAGCGAGACATGTTCCTGTTCGGCAATCCGCTTCACGGACAAGGCTGTCGTACGATAAAGTTCCACCGCTTTACCATATTTGGCTTCTGCCGTCGGACTGGCTTTGCGTATGGTTCCGCAGCCGGTCAGTGTTCCGGGTTTGCGCGTATATTTGGCAGCTTCCCGCAGTGCGCGGCGTTCGGCGATAAGGTCTTTGTGATAGTAGAGCAAATGCTGGGCGAATCCGCCGAGCGAGATACCGAGGCGTTCGGCAATTTCGCGACGCGTAAGCAGTGTCGTGCGGAATAACTCCACCGCCTCCGCATACTTCTCGGCGCAATAGGGACGCACACCGCGCTGTTGATTGTCCGAAAGCCCCAATCGTTGTCGTTCGGCCTCGCGGCGGCGGAGCAATTCGGAATAGTGTACACGCAACTGGTTCGCAAGATGCGTACCTTTGAGACCGAATCGTGCCGCTATTTGCGAAATGTTGTCGGAATAATAAGCCGGATCGGCGCATGCCTCGATAGCCGGTCCATATTTGCCCCATGCAGCCGACGTCTGTCCGTATTTCGTGCGCAAGCGGACTCTCTTTGCGTCGCATTCTCGCAACTCGATACCGTTGCGGAGCAAAACCATGTCGCGATGGTATTTTCGCATATAGGCGTAAAAGCCCGCGCAGGAAACGGCGCACTCACGGCATATCTCGACGCCTTTCAAATGCGTCGTGGCGTATAGTTCTACCGCCCGACGATATTTTTCGACGGTAACGGGTTTGGCTACGGCATCGCAATCGGATCCGCTCCGTTCCGTCGGCTTTCTCCAGCCCGGTCGCAATGCCTCTTCTCCGAACAGTTCATAGCGGCGAAGCCACTCCCTGACGACCGTATAATCGATGCCCAATATCGAACCGATACGTTTCGCCCCGTAGCCTCTATCGTGCAGCGCGACGGCTTTGCGGCGAACGGATTCGCTGTATGTCCGTCGTCGTTTGACCATATGAAGTTCTGTTGCAGCAGTCATGGCATTAATATGAATAATAGAATTATTACGACGATCAACAGCATGATATTCAGTATTCCGCTTGCGAAAAACAGGTAACAAAAAACCGGTAACCGAGTATCCGAATCGATTATGTCAGTAGTTTCTTTTCGTTCCATCGTATATCATATTCATCGATTCGGTACGGGCATTCGCTATTCAGTCGAACGACCGGATATTTTCACCCGAAGGTCTCTTATATCCCGTCTTTATCGTGGCTTTGGCATAATCGCGTGAAAAACGGAAATATTTTCTTAACGGCGACGCTCCGAATTGCCGGTCGAGAATCCGATACGCTTTGAAATGCATCAGATGCCCGCAATAGGAGTTGATAACCGGCAGCATCCGCGCAAGACATTCGAACGACGGTTCCGCTTCGAAACACTCCTGCTCCAAACGCTTCATAGCCTTGCGGAACAGCCCGACCGTCCGCATCGCGGGATAGCGTCTGTGTGGCCGGACAATTGCACCGAGAAACGAAACTCCTTTCGTGGAATGCTGCAACACGATCTTATCGGGATGCAACGTCAGGTGCAGTTCCGACGACAGATAATCGCGCAAGCGCGGAATCAGTCCACGAAGATAATTCCGGCTCGAATGGACGATGTAGAAATCATCTACATAACGCCCGTAATGACGACATTTCAATGTTCGCTTCGCATATTCGTCCAACATATCGAGATAGATATTGCTGAACAACTGCGATGTCAGATCGCCGATCGGCAGTCCCACGCCCGGAGGCGATTTCAGCAGGCTCTTGGACGGCGGCAGATCGTTCCAGTCCGACAAAGATCCGATTATGCGGCAGTTCTCGACCGGATTGCGGAACAAAATCGCACGCAGCAGGAAATCCGTCAATTCATAATCGAAATCCGCAACACCCTTTTTCCGCCCGACAGTACGCTCGATAATCGAGTAAAGCAGCCGTTTGTCGATGCTCATGAAATATCCTCTCAAATCGAGTTTCAGGATATAGGCGGACCGCGTATAATTCCGCGTACAACTGCGAATATGGTGTTCGAAACGCTCGATGCCCAACGACGTTCCTTTGCCCTTGCGGCAGGAGTAACTGTCGTGAATCATCCGGCATTCGAACAACGGTGCCAGATAATTGAACAACAGATGATGTACTACCCTGTCTCGGAAAGGCGAAGCGAAAATTTCCCGTTTGACCGGATGCTCCGTAATGAAACAGATGCCCGGCGATGGCCGATACGTCCGATCCCTGATTTGCTCGTACAACTCGATCAGATTATGTTCCAAATCCATCTCGAAAGCGAGTTGGCTCTTGGTATTGCGTTTGTGTCTTCTCGCATCGTAATAGGCACGAAAAATATCGTTCAGTAAATCGCAACCGATTCTCATATCTACAAGATTCTTACAGGCAGCGGTAAATTCTTGGACGGGGCGGACCGCGAAGCCGTTGGTGCGGTTGTTGTTGTTCAACGGGTTCAC